TGGAACTAACTATTTATATGTTAATAACGGCACATCCGTATCAGCAAGTAATGCAGCTATAACACACAGTACAAACTTTACTTTTGGTAGATCAGGCGCTTATACAACAAGACCTTTAAACGGCAAACTAGACCAAGTACGCATATTCGACAGAGCAATAACATCAGACGAAGTAACTACACTTTATGACGAGGTTTATTGTCAACCTACTATTGTACCGACAGATTATTTTGAACCTGTTTTATATACTGGTAATGGTACAGACATAACTGTCAATACAGGTCTAAAACCAGATATGGTTTGGATAAAAGAAAGAACAAGTACTTCATCTCATAGGATAGTTGATTCCGTAAGGGGTGACAAGAAAAGAATATTTACAAATGTAACCAACGCAGAAAGCGAGGTTGCAGCAGGTGAGGTGCTTCTTGATAACGGATTTCAAGTTGGGGCAGATAATGGTAGTAATCAAAACGGAGAAGATTACGTTTCTTGGAACTGGAAAGCAGGAGGGGCAGAAGTAACAGACACGAGCGGTACAATTACAAGTCAAGTATCAGCTTCTACAGAGGCAGGATTTAGTATTGTGAAGTATACAGGAAATGACGTAAGTGGAAATATTTCTGTGGGACACGGATTATCTCAAGCTCCTGAATTAGTGATAAGAAAAAAAATAAATGGAACAGGAGGTTGGGCAGCACTTACTACAGTAATAGACGGAAGTAATGATTTTCTTTTTTTAAATACTACAGCGGCAAAAGGAAATGCTAGTCAACCACCTTCAACACAAGATGTGTTTTATATAACAAAAGACCAATATACGAATGAAAATAGTTCCTCTGATTCCCATATCAACTACTGCTTCCACAGCGTAGAGGGAATGTCTAAAGTAGGTTCTTACACAGGGACTGGAGCAAGCGGGAATAGTATTGTAACAGGGTTTAGACCTGCTTTTGTTATGATTAAAGTAACAAATGATAGTGCTTCTTGGGGACTATTTGATAATAAAAGAGGGGGAGACTTAATGTTAAGAGCAGATGCAACCTCAGCTGATGCAAATGGAAATAATAGTGTTTCTTTTGCTTCTAACGGTTTTACTTTACCAGAAACAGGGTTAACAACTAACGCTTCTGGTAAAAACTATATTTATTTAGCAATAGCAGAAGAGAACACACAACCAGAACCAAAGTTAGCTAATAGTTTTAACGTAGTTACTTATACAGGGAATGGTAGTACTCAATCTATAACTGGATTAGGATTCCAACCAGACCTTTTATGGGTAAAGAATCGTGACCAACCAGACAACCATAGATTAGTAGATTCAATAAGGGGAGCGACAAATTATATAATACCTAATTTAACTAATACTCAAACTAACTCTTCGGCTAATTTTTCTTCATTAGATTCTGATGGATTTACAGTAGGAACAGCATTATCCACAAATACTAATAACGAAGATTACGTCGCTTGGGCTTGGAAAGCATCTAATGACAGTACTATAAATAATGACGGTAGTATATCAAGTGTGGTTAGTGCGAATCCTGCAAGTGGGTTTAGTGTTGTGAAGTGGACAGGAAATGGAGTGTCTGGTTCTACAATAGGTCACGGACTTAATGATAACCCAGAATTAATAATAACAAAAGGGTTAAGTAACCCTACGAGTTGGGTTATTGGGATAGGTGGAATTTCTGGATTTGGTGTTAATGATTACTTAACGTTTACGACTGCTGCAAAGGGTAGTTCATCTACGTTCTACCAGTCATACGGAGATAGTACTTTTAAAGTAGGAGTTTCTAGTGCTAATGAGATGAATAAAAATAACAGTAACGAATACATATCTTACGCCTTCCATTCAGTAGATGGTTATCAGAAGGTGGGGAGTTATACGGGGAATAACACAAGCAGAGAAGTAGATACAGGATTTCAACCAAGATTTGTAATGGTAAAAAGAACAAACGCAGTGGGAAATTGGGAAATCTGGGATTCTTTAAGAAATCCAAGTGCTGACAACAATAATAACGACACTTTATTTGCAAACAGTAACGCTGCTGAAGCAGATGCAGGTGCAGGCAGGTATATGAGTTTTGATGTTGATGGCTTTACAATTAGCGGAGATTCTGGAAATTCAAATGCGAGTGGTAGCACTTACATTTACTTAGCAATAGCATAATGCAAGATTTGAAGATAATAACTAATACGTAATAATATAATTAACTAAATATAAATAAAATGGAAATTAAATTAAATCAAGAACAAATTAATAAAATAACTCAAATATTAAATGAGTTTCCAATTAAAGAGCTAGCTAAAGTACAAGCTATCTCTACAATTTTGCAAGAATCAAATAATAATAAAAATGAATCTAATAAGAAAAATTAGCATTGGTAGAGATTACAAGAACGATGCGATGCACTACAGTGTAGGCCAAGAAGTCTTTGGCGGACACACTATATCAGAAATAATAGAAGAAGAAGATAGTTATAGAATATATATTAATAAAGCTGATGAAGCTTTGCCATGGAAGCAGTTTAATAAAAACATGGCTATCTCAATTGAATATAATTTACAATACTAAATGAGAAACACTCACGCTTATATTGTTGAACCAATTAACGGTAGATACAATAATAAAAAAAGTGTTGATGATAAAGAACTTATATTAAATACCTCAATAGAAGACCATAAGTTTGTAAACAGAAATGGTGTAATAAAAGAATTGCCTTTAGTCAATGATAATGAATATCTACAGATAGGTGATGAAGTTATTGTACACCACAATGTGTTTAGAAGATTTTATGACATGAGGGGTGACGAAAAAAACAGTAGAAGTTATTTTCAAGAAGATAAGTATTTTTGTTATAGCGACCAAATATTTTTATACAAAAGAAACGGAAAGTGGTGCACACCACCAGGGTTTTGTTTTGTAAAGCCCATTCATAGTCTAAATAAGTTAACAGTAGATCAAGAAGAGCCGCTTATGGGCGTTTTAAAGCACCTAGGACAAGATTTAAGAAGCTTTAACTTAGAAGACAATGATTTAATAGGTTTCACACCAAACAGCGAATATGAGTTTGTTGTAGATGGAGATAAATTATACAGAGTACCACTAAATTCAATTTCAATTAAATATGGACGTAAAGGATCTGAAGCCGAATATAATCCAAGCTGGTTATAAAGCGGTACACGAATTAATAAGAGTAGCAGAAGAAGAGATTATAGTTGAGGGTGGTGAAGATGAATTAGCCGCTGATAGACTAAAGAATGCGGCTGCTACTAAAAAATTAGCAATCTTCGATGCTTTCGAAATACTAACTCGTATTGAAGCAGAAAAGAATTTAATGGAAAACAAACCTATTGAAGACAAACAAAGCTTCAGTGGTTTTGCAGAAAGAAGATCTAAGTAATGTACGAACAATATTTAGTAAAGACTGTAACACCTATAAAACCAAATGTTATAAAACGAATGAATCGTTATAGCAAATGGGAATATGGGCACAACAAGGAGTATGACATAGTGGTCATAAGTAAGACTGGTAAGATAGGTGAGATCATTGAAATACAAAACTTATGTATAGCATTACCAGAAACACCCAAGTCAATAGATAAAACAAACAACAGGTGGACACCATACGAGTACCCTAAGGAGTTAAAACAAATTAAGAGTATATTTGATTGGGAAAGCTATCCAGAAACATTTAAATCAAATTGGTATGAATATATTGACGAAGAGTTTACTAAGCGTGAAAATGGTCATTGGTTCAATAACAAAGGCGTTAGTACTTATATTACTGGCACTCACTACATGTACCTGCAGTGGACTAAGATTGATGTGGGGAGACCGGATTTTAGAGAAGCCAACAGATTATTCTTTATCTTCTGGGAAGCTTGCAAAGCTGATAAACGATGCTACGGACTTTGCTACCTCAAAAACAGACGATCAGGTTTTAGTTTTATGGCGTCAGGGGAGACCGTTAACCAGGCAACAATATCATCCGATTCAAGATTTGGAATTCTTTCTAAGACTGGAGCGGATGCGAAAAAGATGTTTACTGACAAAGTCGTGCCAATATCGGTTAACTACCCCTTCTTCTTTAAACCAATACAAGACGGAATGGACCGGCCTAAATCGGAACTTGCCTACAGAGTCCCCGCTTCCAAGCTTACCAAGAAATCCATCACCTCAAATACTGAAAAGCAAATACTAGAGGGACTAGATACCACTATTGATTGGAAAAACACAGGAGATAACAGTTATGATGGTGAGAAGTTAAAATTACTGGTGCATGATGAATCTGGTAAATGGGAAAGACCTGATAATATATTAAATAACTGGAGGGTAACAAAAACTACGTTACGATTAGGAAGTAGAATTATAGGAAAGTGTATGATGGGATCAACATCAAATGCTTTAGAAAAAGGAGGAGGAAACTTTAAAAAATTATATGGAGACTCAGACGTCACAAGAAGAAATAAGAATGGCCAGACTAGCTCGGGATTATATAGTTTGTTCATCCCTATGGAATGGAACTACGAAGGATACATTGATTCTCATGGATACCCTGTATTTGATACTCCAGAAGAACCCCTCCTTGGAAATACCGGAGATTATATCGACACAGGCGTAATTGACTTTTGGGAAAATGAAGTTGATGGGCTTAAGCACGACTCAGACGGTTTAAATGAATATTATAGACAATTTCCAAGAACAGAGGAGCATGCGTTTAGAGATGAAGCTAAAAACAGTATATTCAATTTAACTAAAATATACGAGCAAATAGACTTTAACGAAGACCTTGTTAGACAAGGGATTGTAACAAAAGGGTCTTTCTCATGGGAGAATGGTATTAAAGATAGTAAAGTTATTTTTAGCCCAAACCCTTCAGGGAGGTTTCTTGTTTCATGGGTTCCTCCTAAGAACCTGCAAAACAATGTAATAGTAAAGAATGGAGTGAAACATCCTGGTAATGATCATATGGGAGCTTTTGGATGTGACTCTTATGATATATCAGGAACAGTTGATGGTGTTGGATCTAAAGGTGCATTACACGGACTAACTAAGTTTAGCATGGAAGATGCTCCGCCTAATTCATTCTTTTTAGAATACGTAGCACGTCCACAGACAGCAGAAATGTTTTTTGAGGATATGCTAATGGCAATTATATTTTATGGTATGCCAATACTATGTGAGAATAACAAACCTAGATTGTTATATCATATTAAGCGAAGAGGCTATAGGAATTTTTCAATGAATAGACCAGACAAGGTTTGGAACAAACTATCTGTAACCGAAAAAGAAATTGGAGGCATACCCAATACATCTGAAGATATTAAACAAGCTCACGCGGCTGCTATTGAAACTTATATAGAAAAGTATGTAGGTATTAATGAAGATGGCGGGGGTAATATATATTTTAACAGAACACTGAATGATTGGGCTAGGTTTGATATAAACAAAAGAACCAAGTTTGATGCAACAATAAGTTCAGGGCTAGCTATAATGGCTTGCAATAGACATTTATATCATCCTAAACCTAAATACGAAAAACAAGCAGTGGGTATACAAATAAAAAGATTTAACAATAAAGGAATGCATTCTCAAATAATTAAGTAGCATGGCTGAAACAATATTAAAAAGTTCATTTCCAAGTCAGATAGCGAGCGATGCTGAAAAAGCAAGTTCAGAGTACGGATTAAAAGTAGCTAGAGCTATTGAACACGAGTGGTTCAAAAAAGATTCTGGTGCCACCCGTTTTTATTCTAACAGAGATGAATATCACAATTTAAGATTATATGCTAGAGGAGAGCAGTCTATAAAGAAATATAAAGATGAATTATCTATTAATGGTGATTTGTCTTATTTAAATTTAGATTGGAAGCCTGTGCCTATTATTCCAAAGTTTGTAGACATAGTAGTTAATGGAATGTCGGATAGACTTTATGATATTAAAGCATTTTCACAAGATCCATCATCTGTAAAGAAAAGAACAGATTATGTTGAATCAGTATTAGCTGATATGCAAACAAAAGAGATTTCTGATAAAATAATGAATGACCTTGGTATCAACGTGTATAGCAATGATCCTTCAAAATTACCAGAGAACGAAGAAGAATTAAGTTTACAAATGCAGCTTGAATATAAACAAGCTATCGAAATTGCAGAAGAGCAAGCAGTTAATCACGTGTTTAATACAAACGATTACGATCTAACCAGAAGAAGGTTTAATTATGATTTAGCAGTAATTGGAATTGGTGCAAGTAAACATGAGTTTAATCATTCTGAGGGGATAAGAGTAAAATATGTAGACCCTGCAGACTTAGTTTACTCTTACACTTATTCACCTTATTTTGATGACATATACTACGTAGGAGAAGTTAAAAGCGTGACAATCAATGAGATAAAGAAACAATTTCCTAATTTATCAGATGAAGAGCTTAAATCTTTAACTAAACAAGGTGTTCAAACAGCAGCTTCGCATAATAAATTTATAAATGAGGATAGTGTATTAGATGCAAATACAATACAAATTTTATACTTTAATTATAAGACTTATAATAATGAAGTATATAAAATAAAGAAAACAGCATCTGGCGCTGATAAAGCTATTCAAAAAGACGATCAGTTTAATCCTCCTGCAGATGAAGAACTTCCATTTACCAAAGAATCTAGATCTTTAGAGGTTGTATATGATGGAGCTTTTGTTTTAGGTACAGGAAAACTTCTTAAATGGGAACTTGCTAAGAATATGGTAAGACCTAAGAGTGATACTACTAAAGTAATGATGAATTACAATATTGTTGCTCCGAGAATATATAAAGGTAAAATTGAATCTTTAGTAAGTAGAGTAACAAGCTTTGCTGATATGATTCAATTAACTCATTTAAAACTTCAACAGGTAATGTCAAGAATGATACCTGATGGGGTTTATTTAGATGCAGATGGTTTAGCTGAAATAGATTTGGGTAATGGAACCAATTATAATCCTCAGGAAGCTTTAAACATGTTTTTCCAAACAGGATCTGTTATAGGTAGATCACTAACGCAGGATGGTGATATGAATCCAGGTAAAGTTCCTATTCAAGAATTAACATCAAATGGTGGTAACAATAAAATATCATCATTAATAAGTACGTATAATTATTACTTACAAATGATTCGCGATGTAACTGGATTAAATGAAGCTCGGGATGGTTCTATGCCTGATCAAAATGCTTTGGTAGGAATTCAAAAGCTAGCTGCAGCAAACTCGAACACAGCTACAAGACATATATTACAATCTAGTTTATATTTAACAGCAAAGACTGCTGAAGCAATAAGCTTAAGAATATCAGATGTTATTGAGTATTCACCAACCAGAGACGCATTCATATCTAGTATAGGAAGATTTAACGTAGCAACACTTGATGATATAAAAGACATGCATCTGCATGACTTTGGTATTTTCATCGAGTTGTCACCTGATGAAGAAGAGAAAGCAATGCTGGAAAACAATATTCAGCAAGCGTTATCTAAAGATCAGATATACTTAGAGGATGCAATTGATATTAGAGAAATAAAAAATATCAAGTTAGCTAATCAATTAATAAAAGTCCGCAGACGTAAGAAACAAGAATTAGATAGAGAGACACAACAAGCGAATATTCAAGCTCAGGCAGATGCAAATTCTCAAAACACTCAAGTTGCTGCACAAATGGAAATTCAAAAGAATGAAGCTATAACAGGTCAGAAAGCACAGCTTATTCAAATTGAATTAGATCTTGAAATGCAAAAAATGCAACAAGAAAAAGAGTTTAAGAAAGAACTTATGAAATACGAGTTTGATCTTAATATGGCTCTTAAAGATAAAGAAGGTGAAGCTTTTAATAATAAAGAAAAATATAAAGAAGATAGAAAAGACGAAAGAACTAGAATACAAGCTTCGCAACAATCTCAACTAATAGAACAGCGCAAAGATAAAAAAGGCGAACAAACATTTGAATCTGCCGGTAATGACACCATGGGTAGTGGATTCAACTTAGAGGCTTTTGAGCCAAGATAGTAACACCCACAATTAATTTTATAATATTTTATCATGTCAGAAGAAACAAATCAAGAAGAAACAGTACAGGAAGTAGTGGAAGATCAAACTGCTCCTGCTCAAGAAACACAAGAAGAAGCTCCTAGCAATGTTAGTGTTGATGAAGATGGCACTATAAAGCTAGACTTAAGACAGCAACCAGAAACACAAGAAGAAGATGCCATTCAAGAGCAAGAAACAACAAGCGTGGATGTGGGCGAACGAACCACAGATAGCGAAGAAGTGGACGAAGAAGTACGGCCCGATAACGATGAAAGTCCAATCGTCGAGCTCGTACAAGAAGAACAAGTAGAAGAGGAACCTACTAGCTTAGCAGATAAGATAAAAGATATTCCTAATAAGCTTAAAGAAGAAGAGGAAGATGTAAATAGTAATAGAGAGCTTCCTGACAATATAGACAAGCTAGTAAGCTTTCTAGAAGAGACCGGCGGTACCGTTGAAGACTATGTAAATCTTAACAAAGATTACAGTGAAATGAATGACACTGAGTTGTTACGCGAATACTACCGGAAAACAAAACCTCATTTAGCACCAGACGAAGTTGAATTTTTAATAGAAGACAATTTCGCTTATGATGAAGAGGTGGATGATGAGCGTGATATAAAACGCAAAAAACTTGCATTCAAGGAATCAATAGCTGAAGCAAAATCGAGTCTTACCAATTTAAAGGATAAATATTACAGAGATCTTAAGTTAAGTTCAAAGTTAAATCCCGAACAGAAAGAAGCGGTTGAGTTTTACAATGATTATAAAACGAATCAAACATCTAAGCAAGAACAAAGATCTGTATTTGAACAAAGAACGAATGAGTTATTTTCTACTGATTTCAAAGGTTTTGAATATAAAGTAGGCGATTCAAATTATAGATTTAACGTTAAAGATGTAGATAAAGTAAAAGGATCTCAATCTGACATAAACACGTTGGTTAGCAAATTTGTTAATGATAACAACGAAATGACGGATGCTAAGGGATATCACAAAGCTTTGTTTACAGCTATGAACTCAGATGCTATAGCTAATCACTTCTATGAACAAGGAAAAGCTGATGCGGTTAAAAGCCAAATGAAGAATTCCAAAAACATAGACATGGACCCTAGGGGATCTCATGAAAAAGTAACAGCTACTAGTGGTCTAAAAGTAAGAGCAATTAGCGGTGATGATGCGAGTCGTTTAAAATTTAAAATTAAAAATTAACACTAATTAACATTTAAAAATGGGATTATTTGAAACAGGTGGATCGTTTCCCGCGGGATTAACACCATCACCAACTAAAAGTTTGTTTGGAACAAACTATCTAACATTCGACTCTGGTTCTGGAGGAGGAACTTTTGCTCAACAATTTTTACCAGACGTATACGAAAAGGAAGTTGAAAGATACGGAAATCGTTCTGTATCGTCTTTCTTACGTATGGTAGGTGCTGAAATTCCTTCTGCGTCAGATCAAGTTATCTGGTCAGAACAAGGAAGATTACACATTGCTTATGACAATGCAGCTGCAAACACTGCTACAGGAGTAATTACAGAAAATGGACACGCTGTACGCGTTGGACAAACTGTAGCTATTGCTGAAGGGTTAGCGACTGTTAAAGGTGTTGTAAGTGCTGTAACAACAAACACTTTCACTGTATTAGCTTATGCTGGAGCAACATTAGATGCTGCTGGACTTTCTACAGGTACTGCGGTAGCTGTAAAAGTATTTGTATATGGTTCTGAATTTAAGAAAGGAACTAATGGAATGGAAGGATCTGTAGATGCTGGTTTCCAACAGTTTAGCAATTCTCCAATCATCATCAAAGATAAGTATTCAATTTCAGGTTCTGACGCTGCTCAAATCGGGTGGGTTGAAGTAACTACTGAAAATGGAGCTGGAGGATACCTATGGTACTTAAAGTCTGAGCACGAAACTCGTTTACGTTTTGAAGACTACTTAGAAATGTCTATGGTAGAAGGTGAACTAGCTGCTACAGGTTCTGGAGCAATTGGTGCTAGCTACAAAGGTACTGAAGGTCTTTTTGCTGCTATTGAATCAAGAGGAAATATTTATCAAAACTTCAATTCAGGTGAAGCTACTTTAGCAGATGCTGGAGCAAACAGATCTGCAATGCAAGATTTTGATGAAATTCTTAAGAATCTTGACAAGCAAGGAGCTATTGAGGAAAACATGCTTTTCTTAAATCGTACAACTGCGCTTGCTTTTGATGATATGCTAGGAGCTGTTAATGCTCACTATAATGGTGGATCTTCTTTCGGAGTATTCAACAACAGTGAGGATATGGCACTTAACTTAGGATTTAGTGGTTTCCGCAGAGGTTCTTATGACTTCTACAAAACTGACTGGAAATACTTAAATGATGCTGCTACACGTGGTCTTACTTCTGATATTGATGGTGTACTTGTACCAGCTGGTACTTCTACTGTATACGATCAGCAGTTAGGTAAGAACATTAAGCGTCCTTTCTTGCATGTACGTTACCGTGCATCTGAAGCAGATGATAGAAAAATGAAATCTTGGATCACTGGATCTGTAGGTGGAGTTTACACAACTGACAAGGATGAAATGAACGTACACTTCTTGTCTGAAAGATGTTTATGTGTACAAGGAGCGAACAACTTTACTTTGTTTAAGTCTGTTACTCAATCATAATTACTAATGTAAAGAATGGGGCGCTTAACGGCGTCCCTACCTTTACTTTTTACAAATTTTATTATATTATATCATGGCAAAAAAGAAAGCCGAGGCAATAGTTGAAGATATGCCTCAACAAGAAATAACTCCTGTAGCAGCAGCTCCAGTTGAAGTTAAAAAACCAAAAGACTCGTGGGAAATCAAAGATCGCACATATGTCTTAACTGGTGATAAGTCTCCAATAACATATACGTTAGCGTCTAGACATCATTCAAAAAACCCTTTAATGTGGTGGGATGAAAGTAAGAATGAAGAAAGAGAATTGAGGTATGCCTCTAATCAGAGGTCTCCTTTTAGAGACGAACAGAGTGGTTATTCAACATTAAGCCACATTGTGTTTAGAGATGGAACTTTATTTGTTCCAAAGTCTAAGCAATCATTACAAAAACTATTATCGCTATATCATCCACAAAATAATTTGACTTACTATGAACTTGACAACATAGCTGAAGCAAAGGATGAATTAGCTGATATTGAGCTTGAAATCGAAGCATTAAACTTAGCAAGAGATTTAGATATTGATCATGCTGAAGCGGTTTTAAGAGTAGAACAAGGTTCTGGAGTGTCTAAAATGACATCATCTGAAATTAAAAGAGATTTATTATTATTCTCAAGAAGAGATCCGGAATTATTCATTAGTTTAGTTAATGACGAAAATGTTCAATTAAGAAACTTTGGTATTAAAGCAGCTGAAGCAGGTATAATAAGTCTGTCAGGTGATCAAAGAAGTTTTCATTGGGCTAGTAATAATAAAAAGTTAATGTCAATTCCTTTTGATGAAAATCCATATTCTGCATTTGCAGCATATTTAAAAACAGATGAAGGTGTTGAAATTTACAAATCAATAGAAAAGAAAATTAAGTAATCATCTATAGTGGTATGGCCATCTTATAGGTGGCCTTACTCCTATAAACAAAAAAAATATGGTTAGCATAGATACAGTATATCAAAGAGTACTAGCTATTCTTAACAAAGAGAATAGAGGTTACATTACTCCTCAAGAGTTTAATCTTATGGCTAATCAAAGTCAATTAGAAATATTTGAACAATATTTTTATGATTTAAATCAATTTACAAGAGCTGGTTCTAATAGCTCAGAATACGCAAACATTATAAACAACATTGAAGATAAAATAAGTCTACTTGAAACAACAGTTAATGTTGTTACAGACGAATTATCTCACGTTACTCCTGAGGATTTATATAGGATAGGATCTATTACTCTTGGGAACATAGAAGTTGGTTATGTTAGTGAAAAAGAATTAAAAGAAATAAGTGCATCACCCTTGACTGCGCCTACGGAAACCTATCCGGTTTACACTAAAAAAGGAACTTCTATATTTACATTCCCTTTTTTAAGCTCAATAAGTATAAACTACGTTAAAATTCCTAAAACAGTAGAGTGGGCTTATACCGAAATAAACAACACAGCTTTATATGATTCATCTAATTCAACAAATTTTGAGTTGCATGAATCCGACGAAACTAATTTAGTTTTAAAAATACTTTCTTACGCTGGAGTTTCAATTAAGCAAACTGATATAACACAAGTAATTGAAGGTGTCAGCAACAAAAAAATAAATCAAGAAAAATCATAATAAATGGCTCTTTTAACAAACACTCCACAAGAATATTATGATAGCCAAGACAAAGGCAATTATAAATTTATAACATTACCTGATATTATTTCAAACTTTATTGTGGGATATACAGGTGAAGAAAGAATTATAAAGAAGGCTAAAAGAACAGACGTTGCATTTTACGCACAAAGAGCTATTCAAGAATTAAATTATGACACTTTAAAGTCGGCAAAATCACAAGAGCTTGAAATACCGCCATCATTATCTGTTTCTATACCACATGATTGTGTTAATATAGCTAAGATTACATGGGTGAATAGTGACGGGGTGGAGATGCTTGTTTTGCCAAACAGATTATCTAGCACACCTAGACCAGTACTTCAAGACAGCAACTACGATTATATATATGATGCTGATCAAAATATTGCTTTTGCAACTAAATCTGAAACAGAAAAAAAGTGGCATGCAAGCAGCTCTACACCAAACACCACAGCTAACTCGAATATAAACGCATTAGAAGAAGGGTTTGGTTATAATGTAAATAATGGAAAAAGATATGGATTAGATTCGGTTAATGCTACTAAAAACGGCGTGTATAGCATTGATGAAGCTAATGGGCTTATATCATTTAGTGGCGACTTTACGGGTAGAATTATTGTAATTAAATATATTTCAGATGGTTTAGCTATTGACGGGGATATGATAGTTCACAAGTTTGCAGAAGAAGCTATGTATAAAAGTATCATGCATTCTATAATTTCTGTAAAAGAAAATGTACCTGAGTATCAAATAAATAGATACAAAAAAGAAAAGAGAGCGGCTATAAGAGCAGCCAAATTAAGATTATCAAGATTGAATTTAGCTGAAATGACGCAATTAATGAGAGGTAAGTCTAAACACATCAAACACTAATTTAAATGGCGGAAATTAAAAATACTTTCACTTCAGGGAGAATGAATAAAGATCTTGATGAAAGATTAGTTCCCAATGGAGAATACCGTGATGCTCTTAACGTTAATATTACAAATTCTGAAGGCTCTGATGTTGGCGCAATAGAAAATTTACTAGGTAACGAGCAGGTTTCTAAAATTACCAGCACTCTTGAGAATTCTAAAACAATAGGTACTGCAAAGTGGGACTTGCAAGAAAAAATATATTGGTTTGTTACAAGCGACTATGTAGACGCTATTTATGAATATAATGAAATTCAAAACAAAGTAACGCCTATACTTACCGATTTAAAAAGTAAAAACAACGCTACCTTAGGCGGCGTAACTATAAGATCTAATGAAAGTTCTGAACTGGTAGTTAAGCATTATATAAAAAGAGAATTAGAGTTAATAATAGGAGCGGAGCTAAAGACTTTTTCGGTAGGAGATCAAACTCTTATAAAAAATACAATATACTTAAAAAATGATATTTTTGGTATAGACATTGAAATTCCTAAAAATACTATAATAGAGTATACAGCGGGGAATGAACTAGTGTTTTATGATATTGAGTATTTAGGAAGCACGCTTGAGGTTTTAGATTTAGACGCTGAGTACATATACAATACTATATTAAATTTTAATAAAAATTCTTTTATTACAGGAATTAATATAATAGATGGTATTCTTTTTTGGACAGATGACTTCAATCAGCCAAGAAAAATAGACATAGCTAAGTTTAAAAAATATACAGATGGGAACGATCATATACGCACCCAGATTAATGGAAAATCTTTTTCTGAAAAAGATATAGCTGTTGCGAAAAAAGCCCCTCTATCAGCTCCTAAACTAGATCTAAACGCCAATCCTGTAGAATTAGGGGATTATATAAGGTCTGTAAGCTTAAATTTGTTTGGATTAGATGAAAATGATAATAATGAGTTTACCATAACTTGGAATGCAAGTAATATTCAATGGGAAATAGGTAGCACTATCACATTAACACCTAGGTCTGGGCAATCAACTTTACTGAAAGGAGAGCTTGAAGTTGTTTCTATAACAGGCGACGTCCAAAAAACTATTGTATTAAAAATATTAAGATTATATTCTACTCCAGACGATGGAGATTTTGTTTTTGAATTAAAGCAAGATTTAGAAAAAACATTATATGAGTTTAAATTTCCCCATTTTTCTTATAGATGGAAGTACATTGACGGGGAGTATTCTGTATTAGCACCATTCTCCGAAGCCGCATTTTTACCTGGTACCTTGTTTTCTTATAACAATAAAGAAGGCTATAACCTAGCTATGACAAACAACGTTAGAAAAATAAAGCTAACTGACATATCGCTAGGAGATGATGATGTTGAAGAAATACAGATTGTGTACAAAGATAGCAGCAACGCTAACCTATATGTTGTTGAGAAAAAAAAGAAAAAAGATTTTAATGGAGTGTATGAATTAAACAAAGAAATTATACATTCTGTAATTGAAAACAATCAACTGTTAAGACAATGGGATAATGTACCTAGGAAAGCTAAAGCACAAGAGGTATCTTCCAATAGGGTAATATATGCTAATTATTTGCAAAATTACAACATAACAAATGATGTAAATTTTACAGTGTCAAGAGGAGATTATCCTAAAAATGCTGCAGTAGCTGGGCAAAGAACGGTAAAGTCAAATAGAAATTATCAAATAGGCGTAGTGTACCTTGACGAATTTAACAGACAATCGCCTGTTATTTCCAATCCATCAGGAAGTTTACCTATAAATAAAAAGTTTTCTAGCAAAAACAATGCTATAAAATCTAAAATTACAAGCCCTGCGCCCGCGTGGGCCACTCACTTTAAGTACTTCATCAAAGAGACAAGTAATGAGTACTACAATTTAGCTCTAGATAGAATTTATCAAGAAGATGATGACCCCAACTTTGTATGGGCTTCGTTTTCATCTGCAGATGTAAATAAGATAAATAAAGAAGATTATTTGCTTCTTAAAAAAGCGCATGATTCTGATGAAGCCGTTGTAGATGCTGATAATAAATTTAAAGTATTAGATATTCAAAACGAACCACCTGAGTTTATAACAGCTAAACAAAAAGTTGTAACAAACTTTTCTTCAGTGACATTCTTACAAAGATTAGGAGCTTACACTGCTGGTAGTGTGTCAACCAAAGGCATGAATCAAACTCCCTTAAGCGGTGGAATTTCTTTTATAATAGGGCAAGCTGATGGGTCAAATGGTATAAGCGATTCTAAATCAAAGTTACTTGCAATAGGTCAAAGCATTAAGTTTGTAGCTGAAAGTGATGGGTCTGAAAGTAAAGAATACAAGATAAAAAACATAAAAACTTACCCTGGATCAACTACTGAAAGCTATATTCAGGTCACTGTATATGGTTCTTTTGACACTGATGTATTATCACTATATACTAATGCTGGTCCTATAAAAAGCAATATCACTTTACAAGTATCAGAAAAAGAGCCAAACGTTAACACAGCTGAGTTTGCAGGTAGGTTTTTTGTTAAATTTAAAAACAACAATGTTTTTGAACGGAACATTATTGAAAAATTAACAAAAGAAGACGAAAAAGAGTATATATCAATACACACAGAGTCTGGAATAGCTGGTAATGACGTTGAAAACGGAAACACTGGATCTAGACGGGCGGCTAAAAGCTCATTTCCATACTTTGTTTCTCATGGGGGATTGAAAAATGGTGGAGGTAAAACAACTGATGGAAAAAGAGGTAGAGACGGTAAAAGATATAAAGATAAAAAATCTAAAACTGAATATGACATAACAATAACTCAGTCAAGCTCTTATACAGACGAAACTTTATTAAGTATAATCGAACCAGGTTCTAAAATTAGATTTAGTACACATGACCACTTATATGAGGTTTTAGATTATAAAATTATTGAACTAACCGATCATGGCTGGACCCAATTCTTAGGTGGAGAAAAACAAAGTTACTTACACATTAGGTTTACCGAAAGATTAAAAGAAGATTTATGCACCTTTGGTAATGATACTCCTGAATTTGGATTTTCTATTTTAAAAGAAAAAATAACGCAAGACAGTGAATTTAGCAGTCTTAGTCCAGCTATATTTGAAACAGAGCCTAAAGAAAACGTAACAGACCTTGACTTATACTACGAAACTCAAGACAGTTATTCTATAGAGCAACACGGAAAAGAACAAACTTTAAGGTGGTATAATGCTTTTAATTTTAATGGTGTTGAATCAAACAGAATAAGAGACGATTTCAATGCCCCCACTATAGGTAAGGGGGTTAGAGTGTCAACAACACTTGAGGAAAAATACAAAGAAGACAGGGTGTCTAATGGACTTATATGGTCTGGTATAATTAACTCTAAAAACGGTGTTAACGAATCAAATCAATTTATACAAGCCCTTAGTATTACCAAAAACTTGCTACCCTCTTATGGTAGTATTCAAAAACTATATAGTAGAGACAGTGATTTAATAGCCTTGTGTGAAGATAAAATTGTAAAGGTTTTAGCAGATAAGGACATGCTTTATAACGCTGACGGCTCCAGCAACCTATCAGCATCAAATCTTGTGTTAGGTTCAGCAATCCCTTTCAATGGGGAGTATGGTATTGGTTTAAATCCAGAATCATTTGCTGTTTATGGTTATCGAGTATATTTTGTAGATAAAGTTAGAGGTGCAATATTAAGGTTATCTATGGATGGGCTTACAGACATATCAAATACAGGAATGTCTGACTTTTTCAACAATAGGCTTTCTACTTATAACACTTTTTTAGGATCTTATGATGAGTATAATAGATGTTATAATGTAAGTATCCCATGTTTAGACACTGTTTGTTTTGACGAGGCTTCTGGAGGCTGGACAAGTAGAAAATCATTCGTCCCAGACACAGGGATTTCTTTAAATAGTAAATTTTATACATATAATAATGGTGAATTATATTTACAAGATTCTAAGAAAGCTTTAAGAAACAACTTTTATGGGGTTCAATATTTGTCTTCTATTCAATATGTAGCGAACCAAGAATCTTCTGTAGTTAAGCGATTTAGAACTATAGGCTATGAAGGCACAAAAGATTGGCAAGCTAAACTAGTAACAGATCAAAACACTAGCACTACTTTATCCTTTGTTGAAAAAGAAAACAAATACTTTAGCAATATACAAGGGGAAGAAAAAACAATATCAAATATTGATTTAAAAAACTTCTCTGTTCAAGGTATTGGAAAGCCTAGCAATGTTTCTTCAGTATCAGAAAAGCAACAGAAAACTTTTAAAGTAAAATTAAAACCCAAAACAATTGCTGGTTTTAGCTGTAATAAGCCGATAGTAAACACAAATGGTATTTTTACAAAAGAAACTATTATTTCATTTAATGACACTAATGATTTAGCTAAAATAGAAATTCAGCCAACTGATGGGTACGAATTAGATCCAGACGACTTTAAAACATCTGGAATTGATTGGACAAAAGATGGAGATAACCTTGTGGCAGAGATTCCAGTAGAAGAGTTAGAAGAAATTGAAAATAAAAATGAAGATAGTAACTTCAAAGAAAACGATACTATAATAATAGATGAAGTGGAATCTACAAACGGTGATGGAAAACCTTTAGGTGATGAATCAGGGCCGGTTGAGGATGGTATTGATAAAATATTTGAAATACCTTTTGAGGGTGAAGCTAAAGAAAAAGATTTTACAGTATCCGGAAGTTATAATGCAACTTTAACAAATAGCTCTATAAATATTGATACAGGCGATTACACTATAAATAATACAAAAAACAGGAAAGTACAAACTGTAATTAGAAAAATTACTCCAGACGACGGGTATAGCATATTTGTAGATGACATAACTACTAATAGTAATAGAGCAACTTTTGAAGCTATTAAAAATGATGATGGAAGCATTACTGTAACAGAGTTTGTTTCAATTGACGGGATTAATGAATCAAACATTGACTATGAAATATCTTTAGATGCTGTTGAAAAAGTAATACCTAATCCTGTAATAGAAGGCTTTACAGTTTTAGAACCGGTAATTCCTTTAATTGGTGGTGAAATTACTGTTGAAATAATAGGTGATGAAGGCGCGGAAGTAGATGTGTTATTACTTGATGAAGATGGAGATTTAATCGCAAGTGAAAAAGCTATAATTCCAGAAGAGGGCGAAGCGTATGTAGATTTCATTGCCCCACCATCAACTGATGACAAAACTCTTTCTGTACAAATAGATACAGGTGACAATACAGACACAGCTCCGGGCATTAAATTAGGTGAACCTTTTTCAGTAGAGCAGAAGCAAAACGATATTAGCGAAATAAAAATATCAGCAACTTCTTATGTTTTTACAAACGGTATAATATATCCAGCTTCTACATCAAATACTCAAGTAATAACAGGTTATAAAGATGAAAGCTCCAATGGCATTAAAACGGTTTCATGGGAAATTGGTCCACCTGCAGGAGTTTCATGGAATGAAGTTAGAGATATTATCAGTGATGACTTTGTATCTATATCTGGAGAAGCTAACATAATAAAGTATTCTAATTTAACAAATGAAGTGTTGACTTCAGGAAATATAGGATATTTAAAAGTGACCGCAGATGTGTATGTTGAAGAGTTTGTTGGCAACCAAGAGATAGTTTTGAACATAGACAATATAGTAAGTAAGCAAGTTACTTTAACATTTACGTTTAGTGTCCCAGGCGGTAAAAATTACAGCTACTCATCTGCTAATGATATAGATGTTACAGGTAATGCTGGATCATCAATAGGAGATAGCGCAACTAATCTTTTGCTATTTAAACTTATATCTACATCTAGTTTTAGTTTTGAAAGGCCAACTAATATAAAAACTTTTTTAACTGATAATTTTATTTTAGAAGAAAACTCTACTGATGTTACATCTAAATATATTGATTCTTTAATTTATGAAGAAAATGATGATAAAAGTATATTTGTAGGTTTTAAAATTAATAAATCAGTTTTATTCCCCTCAACAGATTCAACAGTAACTTTTAAACCAAAAACGTCATCAACCTTTGATGCTGCTAATAAAGTTATATCTAATTCTTTAATAAACATTTACGTACAAGACTCGGATGATAACCCTGTTGGTAGCATTCCATATGTATCTACAGCAGGTAGTAATGCTAACTTAAATGATTCTTTTTCTGATAACGCTGAAGTCAATGTAGCTAAAACAATCACAAAAACAATTGTTCCATTAGATGGATTTACTTTTACCGGAGCAGGTACAATTTCTGTAACAACATCAGCAACAAATATTACAATTGGCAGCGGCGGGGTTACTGCTACTGTAAATAGCGCCGGACAAATTGTTTGCGGAATACCATATACTCCAACAGCAGAAAACGCAAGATTAGACATTATTATAGAAGCTCCAGACCCAATTAGGAAAATAACACCTATTGTTATATCTGTAGGTTTTAACGACAAAAAAGATGCTGCATCTGATAATGTTTCAACGACCACCACCGTTTATACAAATGGAGATCCTAATGATCCACAGCCTGGAGACAAATTTTTTGAAGACGAAGATGGAGCAATATTGTTAGATGATTTATATTATTCTTTTGGAAACGATGTTATTGAAGTTAGTGGGGGATCAGTAAATGTTGTGATAAATAAAAGTAAAATTGATAAAGGTACAAAACCAATAATTGATAGCATTCAAATAATAGAAAATGAATACACTTATTTTATAGCTTTAATAAAATTGTCTTATTCTGGGGGAGCAGATATTGCAGACGTTAATGTAACTTACGACACTATATATCAAGTACCTAATGGGTTAACCGGATCTATAAACTTACCTGTTAATACAATAAATAAAGGTAAATATGTTGATGGGTACAGCAGTATGAATATACCTAGTCTAAATGTTGATACTAATGGAGCTACAATAAAAATAACTGTTCAGAAACCAACTGATCACACAGGGCCTTTATTTGTAACAAAAGACGGTGGAGCAGTGACATCTTTAAATCCTCTTTATGAGCACACTCCTGTTTTTTATTTAAAAGCATATGCTTCTAATACCAAAACATCAAATAACGTTGGCTATTCAGACACAATACAAGTGCCTATAGTTTATAATAAATCTATATCTCTAGGGGTGACAACAACAACAGCTAATAACTCTAGCTATATTAAGAAAAATAGTTTATCTAGCAATTTACAAGTTGGTAATTGGCAGGAAGGATATAAAGCTGATTTTGGAGCGGTTTTGACTAACACTTCTAAAATAAATACCGATTATATATCTTATGGAGTTTTAGTTTCAGACCAAAACAGCAATCCTTCTTTTAATCAAGATTTTACACTACCTTCAGACACAAAAATGTTTGTTTTTGATAACAACGTAGGTACTGCAGTTACTGGCAATTCTAGTATATACAACTTAAGCCCTGACACTACATATTACTATAAAGCTTTTGCTTGGATAAAAGGTAATACAGCTAGTGCAATTCCTTATATTTCAGACAATAACGCAAAAGTGTATCCCTATGGAGTTACTTTAAAAAACAACTGGCAAGGAATTGGCACTACAATATATTATGGCACTTCAAAAAGTATAACTACTCAAACATTTGGTTTGCCGACTGTTGTAACTAATGACGCTACCGATAAAACAAATAGCAGTGTTGAGTTAAACGGTAATATAACAAACATTAATGGAGCTACATTATTCGGCAAAGGATTTGTATTATCAGCACAAGGAATTCCTGACATTATAAACAGCGACTTTATTTTTAGCATTGGCGGACAAAACACTGGCGCGTTTAATAAGACAGTAGACAATTTATTAACTAACATTAATTATAGATACAGAGCATTTGGTGAAGGAGAAAAGGGATATTCTTACGGAGACATTAAAACATTTACATTAGAAGATTCTATTGTGCCCTCGGTAGATATATCAGCAGCAACATCTTTAACTGAAAATTCTGGAATACTAAATGGAGAAATAATATCTGGAGGTAATTCTTCGGTTACAGAGTCTGGGTTTATATATTTTGCAGGAACCGGTTTAAATACAGCTAACTTTGATATAAATTACGCTGGGGTTAAAATTGCTGATACAACTGATTTTTCAGGTAATTTTTCAAAAGCAATTTCTGGGTTAGCAGAAAATACAACGTATTCTTTTAGATCTTATGCTAAAAATTCAGGTGGTTATGGTTATAGTAATGAAATTTTAACATTTACTACAAACAAATCATTAGTGCTTCCTGCAATAACAATGCAGCCATTGGATATGCAAAATGTTACCGGGTACGGAGAAGTTGATTTAAAAATAAATGCTGTAATTTCTAATACGGATTCTTTTTCTAACATAGGTCTTTCAATTTATTCATTTGATCTTCAAAAAACGGGGTTTGAGGTTCTTTTTTATGATAAAGGTTATAAAAATAAATATTTTACTAAAAATGGTAATAATATATCGTATGAACTTAAAGATTCATATAATCAATCAAATGAAACAGAAATTATAGCTTTTCAATTTTGGATAGAAAATAATGTTGGTAAACAATATAGCCAGCCTTTAGTTTGGGTTCCACCTATTCCATATCGTAAAAAGCCATCTTATCAATATAGAATTTTTCCAGAAGGCATATCAGAAGCGACATTTTATTTAGATTCTGATTATGTAAATAAAATAAATGTATTTTATGAAAATGGTTACAAAATAATTGATAATTATACAGCAACAAATGCTAAAATAACACGGCAAGGTGGTATAAATATATTTTCATTTGACGATTCTAAAAAGCCTTCAATTACAACAGTAGATAAAGTAATAATGACAGTTAATAAAGATCACTTATTAAATAATACTTCTTTTTCTGGTAATATTACAAATTTTATAAAAAATATACCAGATACTTTGAAAATTGAAATACCTATTGTTACACGGGGAAATGATTGGGATAGTGGCAATATGAATTTTAAATTATAATTATGGCAGATATAACTATAACGTTTACAAATAAACTTAATTCTTCACTACAAACAGGTGATATTATATATCAGCAGCTGAACAGTAAAACTTCAGTTGTAGGTGAATGTAAATCAATAGCTACAGACAGAAAAAGTTTTGTAGCAGATATTGAGGATAAGGCTATTAGGCCTACCGAAGAGTCTTATATATTCTTTGGAAAAAACAATAAAATTAACAGTTCTGGTATTATTGGCTATTATGCCAATGTAAAACTAATAAATACATCAACAGATAAAGTTGAACTATTTGCAGTAAATACAGAAGCACATTTAAGCAGTAATTAATTATGGAAGAACAATCTTTTGGACAATCTTTAGGGAAAGTAGCAAAATCAGATCCAGGAGCTTTTGGTCAAATTGCGGAAGGATTAGCTGGCGTTGCGGGCGGTATCATAGGCGGTGGAGCTAGAAGGCGAGAGCAGAGAGAAGCAAAGGCGGATTTACGAAAACAAAGGCAGGCTTATGAGCAGTTTCAATTTGAAGATACTACAGCAAATATGACTAACGCTTTTGAAGATTTAAAAGTAAGCACTCAAGCTTCTGATTTTGCTGCGCAACAACAACAACAGGCTCTAGCTGGAACCTTAGGGTCGTTAAGAAGCACAGCAGGAGGCTCAGGTATTGCTGCTTTAGCGCAAACACTTGCTCAACAATCCTCAGCTAATCTACAGCAGTCTGCAGCAAATATAGGTCAACAAGAGTCTCGTAATCAAATGGCAAGAGCACAAGGCCAACAAAACTTAGAAGCAGCACAAGCTAGAGGCGCTGCTGACTTGCAGAATAAGCAATTTAGCAGAACAGAACAAATGTACGAAACAGCTGCGGCTAGAAAAGCAACTGCAGATGAGGCTAGAAAACAAGCAACTGAAGGTTTAGTAGGGGGAATTGCAAACATTGGAGTTGGAGCCGCTAGGGTTGTGACAGGCATTGGGTAAAATAAAATATTATGGCAATAGATACAAAATTAATTGGACAAGCAATGGGTGGTGGCCGCCCGTTAGATTTAGCGAAAGCTGTAAGGCCAGCCGTTATAAGAGGAGAGCGAGCCGCTTTAATGCAGAATAAGAGAAATGCGATGGAGGCCGCCGCTAATCAAAAAGCTTTAAAAGAAAAAGAGGAAGTTAACGCAAGATTAGTAAAGTCTATTGAATCATATGATTTTGAAAAAGTTCACCCTAAACTTTTAGCAAGTGCAACTATGAGTATGCACGAAGTGAGAAATATTGCTAGATCAATCATTAATGATTCAAATCTTTCAGAAGCAGAAAGAAGTCTTCAAATACAAGAGCGTGTTAACGAGCCTATCAGCCGAATGCGTCAAAGAAGCATACAGTTATACAAAGCTGATGAAGAATATTTGGACTCTGGTGATTTACTAAGTAAAGCTAATAGTGGGTTTGTTACACACTTTGATAATATAAAGCACGACCCTGATGGGTATAGTATTATTGGAGACAATGCGGTTATTAGCATGGATAGATTTGATAAAGATAACCCTGAGGATCCTGATTTTAAAGAAATGGTTAAGAACTACAAGCAGGGAGAATCTATTGTTATACCTTTAGATGAGCTTGAAAAAATGCACAAACCAATTCTTCAAGATTGGAAAGGATTTAAAGAAACACAAGAAAATCTGCATTCTGCCGCTAAAAATATGGCTACAAAAGGATTGACTCAAAGTCAATTTAATTCAGAAATGGAAAATTATGTAGGAGGCTTAAAGTTTACAAAAGATCAAGCAAGATCTATTGCTTATGATCAGTTAGGAAAAACAGAGGCTGATTTAGCTGGTGCGGATTTAAACGGCGATGGCATTAATACTGAAGATGAATTAAACGAATGGCTTAAAGGCCAACTAAAACAGGCTGCTCAAAAAACGTATAAAAACTGGTTTAAACCGGATCCAGCTGATACTGAAAAGAAGAACGATTTTGAGTTAATGGGAGAAGAAATAGCAGAGAATATTCTTAAAGATCCAGTTTCTCAATTTAAAGAAGTTAGTCGTAATACGCCTATACAATATGATAAGGTTAATAAAATAATCACTTTAACGTTTGGAAATGATGATGATGGTAATCCTATAGAACCTGAAAAATATGATTTAAAAAATGCGTCTGATTATATGAGCTTTATAGAGACTGTAATAACGCAAAATATTCACACTTCTTCAGAAAAAAGTAAAATGTTAATAGCAGCTAGAAAATGGGTGAAAGAAAGACCTGATCTTTTTAATACTAAAAATAATGATATTACACCTAGTGATATATTAGGATTACCAACATTTAATTAAATATAATAACATGTTTGAACTAAACGAAAAAGAATACACTCTAGAGCAGATACAAAAAGCTGCAGAAGCATCTGGTATGGATATTGATTCTTATATAGATAAAGCTTCTAAAGAAAGCGGATTAATTGATAATAGAGAATCAACTAAAAAGCCGGGAAAGACAGACCCCACAATACCGGGTGCGGTTGTGGAGGGAAATGCAGCGCCCAATACGGATTCCAAGCCGGGAGTTACTTCTTCGGGTTTTACAGAAAAAGGTGAAATTCTTTTAACAGGCCAGCCTTTTGAAAAGGGGGGTTGGGCTATAACAAGTGTTCCGCTAGAAGAAGTTATTGTAACAGCTGATGAGTACTCTAAAAAAGAGTCAGAAGTTGCTAGAAATATATTAACTGATTTTGGAATACCTGAAATAGAAAAAAAGAGTGCAGGAGAATTAAAGCCTATAACCGCTTTTGAAGAAACTCAAAGAATATCTAAAGCTGAAATAGAGCGAAGAAAAGAAGCGCCAGAAAAACCTAAAACTTTAATGCAATCTATAGCTAATAGTACAGGACAAGCTATGAATAGATTTGCTCAAATAGATGATTATGGTCAGTATCTATATCATATGGTTTTATCTGATACAGATATAGCCTACAATATATTTGGTGAAGAGTTTGGTAATAAAGTTTTAAAACACAATAGAGTTGAATTAGGTAAGCAAGAAGCTAAACTTAAAAAATATGCTACTTTAACAAAACCTGCATTTGGTTTTACTGATATTTCAAAAAATGAAAGTATTGGTAAAAATATAGCGTATGGCGCGGGGGGTGCAATTAATGCTATAATGAATGTTGGTTCTAGTGCTATCTTATCCGCTTCTACTGGAGGGGTTGGATTAGGGGTTGAAATAATAGGTCAAACTATTGCCGAACATAATAGAATATTAGCGCAAACAAAAGGCATGAATTTAGAACAGCTACAGGCAAGCGGCATGTTTGATGTAGTAACCCCATTAACTATAGGTGCACTTAGATATAAATTAGAAAAAATTGGACTAGATAGGCTTTCTAAATCTATTTTAGGAACTAACCCATCTATTACAAAAAATATAATAGACCTTACTTTTACAACCGGATTTAACGGCACACAAGAATGGGTAGATGTAGGTTTAGAAACAATAAACACATCACTAGCTGAGGGTAAGACTCAACAAGAAGCGGAAGCAGAAGCTTGGAAGTTTATGACTTCTAAAGAAGGTTATGAAAGTTTTTTGCAAGGAGCTTTTGGATCAACAGGCATTGTGCTTGGAGCAAAAGGAATAAAAAGTGCTGCTAATTTAAGAAATAAAGATGATTATTCTGCTTTAAGAAAAAAAATTACTAAAATTGGTGATTTAGAAAGAGCAAAACTTAAAAAGGGGCTTTCGGAAGAGTCTATTAATAGCATATCTGAACAGCAAAATAAATTAATATCTGAAATAAAATCAAATGTTGAAAAAAATAATCAAATATTATTTTCTTTAACTGATGATCAAATTAAAGAAATTAACTCTAAAGCTGAAATAATACAACAAACTAATAAAACAGCTCGTGCGGTAAATAATGATACATCATTAGATAACAATACAAAAAAAGAAATATTACTTGGTCTTGAGCAAAGAATAGCTGAGGCCCAAACAGGAATATTTAATATAAGAAAAAATGCTGAAGAGCTAACTAAACAAACAGAAAAAGTAAAAAGAGCGGCTCAATATGTTGATAATTTAGAAATAGAAAAATTTGATAATGAAGAGCAAATAAACGAATTTTTAGATAAACAAGGGTATTTAAACACAGACGATAAAAATAGACTTAAAAAACAATCTAGTGATTATGGTTTTATAATACAAGACCCAAATACAGATAAGCAAACAATAGTAATAAACTCTAGTCAAGCATCTAAAACCGCTGAGGGGGTTAATGTGGCAAATCATGAATTTATGCATGCTTTACTATTTAAAGCATTAAAAGAAAATCCAGCTGCTTCTAAAAAACTAGCAATAGCTTTAAATGAAGAATTAAATAAAATAGATATTGACCAAATAAATAACTCAATATATAGAGAAAGATTAAAAGAATATTTACAAGACCCCGATGTAAGCAGCTCTCAGGCAGCGGAAGAGGCTTTAACTTTGTTTTCTGATGCATTAAAATCAGGAGATATAACGTTAAATGAAGATAAAATATCAGATGGAATAAGATCTGTTATGCAGACTTTTGGAATAAAAACAAAATTTAATACAGGGCAAGATGTAATTGACTTTATAAGAGACATAAATAAAAGTGTAGATAAAGGTACTCTTACTAAGGAACAAATAAGAATAGCTCAAGGATTTGATAAGCTTGAAGGAAGTATTATTGAAAAAGAATTATCTAAAGAATTAATAGGTGATGAAAAAGAACAGACACAAGGAATAGTAAGAAAAGAATCTCGAAAAATACCTCCAAATAAAGTTCAAAAAATATATGAAGAAAAAGGTAAAGATGGCGCGTTTGAAATAATTGAAGCTTATAAGCCATTAACTACAAGACTTACAAATAAATACAGAGATGTACCCGGCTTTGATTTTGAGCTACTTCAAAGTGAAATTGAAATTGGAAAACGCGGTTTGTTAGATCTTATCAATGCATATGATCCTTCTAAAGGAGCTACTTTAAATACATACGTGCAAGGTCAATTAGCTAACAGATCTATTGAAGCGGCCAATCGTATATTAGATACAGAGTTTAAACTAGATGTTACAGAAGCTAAAGCTGTTACTGATACAACAACAGAAGAGACAAGTGAAATAGTTGAAGAAAAACCAACTAAAGAACTGCAAAGCTTACGTAAAAAAATGAATATTAGCGATGAAATAAAGCCGGTAGTATTTGATGCTGTAAGAAAAACTTTTGGTACAAAGTTACCAAATGTTACCGAAAAAACTTTTAAAAAAGAATTAGAAAAAAGTTTTAGAACAGAACTTAAAAAACCTATTTCTAAATTATTTGGTAAAGGTGAAGATTATAGATCTTTTCTTGCTAATAATTTTGAATCAATATATGAAGCTTTGCCTCAATCTATTTTTAATAAAAGATTAAAAGATTTTGCTGAGCCTGTATTAGATAAAGAAGGAAAACAATTACGTGAGCGTACCGCAGAAGGAAATAAAGTATTTACTAAAAAGAAAATTTCAAAAGCTGAATTTATTAAATATTTTTTAGGTAATGATGTTGGTGGGTCAACAAAAGGTGCAAGAAAAACAGCAATAGTTGAGGCGGTGGCGGAAGCCTTTGCTTTTGATGCTACTATGGAAGTTGTTTCTGATCCTAAGGTTTTAGAAAAAGCACAAGCTATAGCGGAACTGCAAGGCATTCCAATTTCTGATAATTTTATTGATCAAATAAGTTTAAAGGTTGGCCGCCCTGTGTCTTTTAAATTTAGTAAAAATAGCGCAATTGCATTTGCAAATAAAAATAATATTGAATATTATGATTTAAACTCAGAAAAAAATATAAATAGATATTTTGATTCTATAAAGAGAATAGCCGAAAGGCTTGATTATCCTACCGGTTTATTTAGCCCAAGCATGATGGCATTAGATAAAGAAAGATATTATGGCTTAGATCTTTATGCTAGAAAAAAATTTAATGAATTAAAAATTGTACTTGGTAAAAACAAGTTATATTCTAAAGTGCCGGCTAATCATAGTGCTAAGTTTACTGGAAAACTTGAAACAATTAGAAAAAAAGCTACAAAAGAGGCTATTAGCATTTATAATCAAAAAGTAGATATAATGTTTACTGATTTTTGGAATTTTATAAATAAAGTTTCTAATGATTTAGAATATAAAAAAGATCTTTTAGCAATTTATTACATGCTAGAAGCATCCACAAATGAAAAAGCACATCCTCATAGAATGGGTGCTAAAATTGCTTCTATTGACAATATAAATAATGGAAAAGCAGAATGGGAGCATGCAGTGCCTAATGTTTGGGCTTTTAATTTTTTAATTAATGCATCTTTAGATAAAAATATTAATTTTCAAAAAGCACTTAAGGCTTTAAAAGATAATTATACTTTAATAGCTCTTTCAATAAAAGATAATGCAAAGTTAAGAGAATATACTTCGTCCATGCCCTTAATAAATGGTAAAGAATGGAATGTGTATAATGATTTTTGGTGGCAAAGATATTTAAATCCTGAAATAGCAAAAATAAATAATGGAATAAATCCTAACAATCAAAAATGGCTATTAGAATCAGAAAATCCTTTTGAAAAATACAATAGCAAAGGCGTACAGATTAAATTTTCTAAATCTTTAAGTACAGACTTTAACAAATTTCTTGAATTATCTTCAGGTGTAGAATTTGCAAAAGAATATTCAGCCGATAAAGCATCTATAATAGGCAAAGGTAAAGGTAAATATAAATTCTTTGTACCATATTCTGCAGAAGATTTTGTAGGCTTATTATATACAACTTTAGCTAGAAAAGAAAAAGGAGATCAACAAATGCAGTTTTATAAGGATAATCTTTTGACTCCGTTCGCTAAAGCTATCCGTCAATTTGAGACAGATAAGCAAATGTCTATGAATGCATGGGCGGAATTAAAAAAGAGAATAAACAATACTCCTGCTAAACTTGGTAAAACCAACGAAACTGGATACACAAACGAACAAGTTGTTAGGTTGTATATTTGGAATAAACAAGATACTTTACCTGAAGGTTCTAGTAGACAAGATGTAAATGAGGTTATTAAATTTATAAATAAGAACGAAGCTTTAAAAGATTTTGCTAATCAGCTTATTACATTAGCGCCTCCTGGAGAATATTCAAATCCAAGTGGTAATTGGATGGAAGGTACAATAACAACAGATATGCTTTCTTACGTTAACCAAGTAAAGCGTTCTGAGTATATGAGCGAATGGATAGATAATGTAGAGGAGATATTTGGTGAATTTAAACAAGGTAAACTTGAAGGACCTAATATTAATAAACTGCGTGCTTTATATGGTAAAGAATATATAGAATCACTTACGGACATTCTGTACAGAATGAAAGATGGAAGAAACCGTAGAAAAGGTGGTAATAAATTAGAAAGGGCTTGGTTAGAGTGGGTTAATGGATCAGTAGGGTCTATCATGTTCTTAAATGCTCGATCTGCTTTACTACAAACCATATCAGCAGTAAACTTTATAAACTTTACCGATAATAACCCATTAATGGCAGCAAAGTCTTTTGCTAATCAAAAACAATTTTGGGATGATTTTGGATTTTTATTTAATTCAGACTTTTTGAAGCAAAGAAGAGCAGGATTAAAAACAGATGTTAATGCTGATGAAATTGCTAGTGCTGCTTCAACTGCTGATAATAAAGTTAGGGCTGCTTTCAATGCTATATTAAAGTTTGGATTCTTACCTACTCAAATGGCTGATAGTTTTGCTATTGCTGTTGGAGGTGCTTCATTTTATAGAAACAGACTGAATAGATATGTAAAAGAAGGAATGGAACCAAAAGCTGCACAAGAACAAGCATTCTTAGATTTTGCAGAAACTGCAGAAGAATCGCAGCAGTCTTCTAGGCCTGATAGAATAAGTATGCAACAAGCGAGCTCCTTAGGAAGAGTTATATTAGCTTTTGCTAACACACCGATGCAATATGCTAGACTAACTAAAAAGGCAATGAAAGATTTAATAGCAGGTCGGGGTGATTGGAAAACAAATGTGAGTAAGTTAATGTATTATAGCGTAATACAAAACATAGTGTTCTCTGCCTTGCAACAAGCTTTATTTGCTTTGTTATTTTCCGATGAAGAAGATGAAAAAGAAAAAGATAGATTGTGGAATATAGCAAATGGATCAATGGACACTCTGCTACGCGGAACTGGTTTGTACGGAGCAATAGCATCAACATCTAAAAATGTTATTCTTGAAATTATAAAACAGAACAAAGCTAAAAGAACAGACTACACAAAAGCTGTTATGAAAGCAACTTCTTTATCTCCGCCAATAAACTCTAAATTAAATAAATTAAACTCCGCTGCAAAAGCTTTTACTTATAGACAAGATAAGGAAAAAATGAGAACAGAGGGATTCAGCTTAGACAATCCAGCTTTTTTAGCAGGAGGTAGAATAGTTTCCGCATTAACTAATCTTCCTGCGGATAGAGCTATAATGAAGGCAGATCATTTAAAAACTGCAATGGAATCTGAAACTGAATTATGGCAATCAATAGCACTTGCTTTAGGTTATTCAGAATGGGATTTAGGAATGATTGAAAAAAATACTAAAAAACCAAGCAAAGCTAAAACTTTTATTAAAACTAAAAAGTTTAAAACTGGTCTTAAAACTAAAAAATTCAAAAGAAAATGAAATATAACATTGTAACATCCCCTTTTAAAAAGAAAGACGCTTGCTATAATAAAGCAAAAGCTAAATACAGAGTATTTCCATCTGCATATGCTTCTGGTTATATTGCTAAATGCCGTAAAAGAGGGGGAAATATTAAGTAATGGCTGTAAGAAAAACTGCAAAAGGGGCTTCTCTTAAACGATGGTTTAAAGAAGAATGGACAGATGTACGCACAGGAAAAGCTTGCGGAAGAAGCAAAGAAGAAAGTAGAGGCGTGCCTTATTGCAGACCTAAAAAAAGAATATCTTCTAAAACACCTAAAACAGCAGGTGAAATGTCTTCATCTGAAAAAAGTAAAAAAATAAAAGAAAAAAAACAACTAGGACAACCTGCGGGTAAGCCTAAAAGAGTAAGCCCTTTAACAATGAAGGCTTCCTGCAAATATTAAACCATGGAAGATTTGAAAATATATTCAGTAAATTTAGGGGCTTTAATTTTTAGCTTTACGGACATAGACCCACAACTTCAAACTACAGTTTTAATATTATCAATCATATATACTTCAATCGGGATTTATAAACGATTAAAAAAATAAATATGGCAAAAATTGATTTAGACGGTGACGGGAAAGCTGATGTTTCAATTAGCATTCCACAAATAATAACTATAGCAGCTATGTTTGCTTCAATAGTAGGGTCCTACTATACTCTAAACGCTAGGGTTGAAGCTGTAGAAGTACAGGCTAAAAAATTAAAGGAAAACGAACAAAAATACACATGGCCTAGCCAAAGAAAAACAGAAGAGGAAGTTAAAACGTTGGAAGCAGAAATGCGAGCGTTTATGAAAGACATTGAATATCTCAGGCGAGATATTGATAGAAAAAAGAGTAAATAAAAAAAAGGGGTTGCGATTAAGCTTCCCCTTTTCTTCTTATGAACTAGATTAAAACGTTGTGAATATACAATATATTTACGTAATAAAAAATAAATATTAATTTTATCCATCACAGGATAAACAATCTGGATCCATTGCTTTAGCTGCAATATCACCTCTTAATACAGATTCAGTCCTCATATAATATAAAGTCTTAACTCCTCGCTTCCATGCTTCTAAATGTACTTTATTAAGCCATTTAGGATCTGCTTCAGATGGGAAAGCTAAATTTAAACTTACAGATTGATCTATATAATCTTGACGTATACCAGCTTGATTAACTAACTCTAGCTGATTAATCTCTTTAAATGTTTTAAATACATTCTTTAGAGGTTCTCCTTCTTCTCCTTGGGTAAGTTTTCCTGTGTGATCATAAACCCATCCATCGAATTCTTTAATTCCTTGAATGGATCCACCATCTTCCAAAATTTTATCCCAAGTTTCTTTATTATCGATTCCAATTTTTCTTAATACTTTTTTAAGTTCCTTATTCTTTCTAATAAACGTTCCTTTAGCTGACTGCTCTGTAAATACGTTAGCAGCCCAAGGCTCAATTCCAGGAGATATATTTCCACTAAGCTTGCTGTTAGAGACAGTAGGGGCCACTGCCCGAAGATGAGTGTTGCGCATACCAGTACCGACGCACCAGAGCGGCTCCCCATATACCTCTGCAAGATCTCGCGATGCTCTTTCAGACTCAATCTGAATTTTACTAAAAATTTCACGTGTCTTAAACTGAGCTAATAAACCTTCGAACGCAATGCCATTCTTTTGGAGTAGACTGTGCCATCCTAATACTCCCAGCCCAAGGGCACGTCCTTTCTCCGCACTGCGGACAGAGTTTTCGAACCCTTTCATGTTTTTTGCCTTCTGAATAAATTCTTCCAGTACTCCGTCTAAAAACCATGTTGCATCATATATTAAATTTGTATTTTTCCATTCATCGTATTTATCTAAGTTAAGTGAAGATAAGCAGCAAACAAAAGAATGTGATTCATCAGTATGTAATGTAATTTCGCTGCATATGTTTGTCATATGAACTTTGAGCCCATTTGATTTGTACGCTTTTGGATTATTCTTGTTTGTATTTCCCTTAAAGAGGATATAAGGTTCTCCAGTTGCTTTACGTTTTTGTAATAACTTTCCCCATTTCCTTCTAGCATCTGAATCTCCTTGTTCAAGTCTTCGCATAAACTTGTCACCGACCACAGCGCACTGGTGTAGATTGAGTGACTGTCTATTAACATCTCCTTTTGGTTCTCTGATCTCCAACCATTCTTCAAAGTCGGCGTGATCAATATTGATATTAACTGACGCAGCTCCTCTGCGGACAGATCCTTGATTAGTGGCAAGTATTGTTGAATCGTATATCTTGCAAAACGGGACCACTCCATCACTTGTTCCATTACCTGTAATTTTAGCACCAGCGGGTCTTATCATATTAATTCCTAAGCCAACACCGCCTCCATGCTTGGCTAAGAGCATCATTTCTAAATTCTTTTGTCCGATATCATTTATGCTATCCGCTACGTCAATACCAAAACAACTTATAGGTAAACCTCTATCTGTGCCTGTATTTGACAAAACTGGTGAAGCTAAACACAACCAACCTTTCCAAATATAATCAAAAAATGTATCAGCTAGTTCTGGCTTATATAAACGTTTAGCTACAGCATTCGCTACACGCTCATATGCTTCTCTAGGCGTCTCCTGTTGCAATAAGTAACCACCAGCGATGGTTTTCTTATACACTTCGGTATCACCCCATTCTGGGTAGTCTTTACCCTTTACCCATTCATTATTCCACATTCTTTTCTTCTTTATTTTTATTCAAAAAATCTGTTTTCATACTCTCCAGTGCCTCCTCGTAACCCGGGGTTCGTTTTAATGTTTCTAGCGTCCCAACTGAGAGGTCTTTTAAATTCCCCATCTCTTGTATTATTGTCTGCATATTTTGACCCAGTATTTCTATCCTGTTCCACATCTCTATTAGTTTGCTTTCTTTCATTTTTGTTTTGCATTTAAGTGTTATATAAATAAATTAAATATCCAATTACTACGTTTAAATTTACTATTACTAAGTTCCATTGTTTAGCTACAAAAACTTGAGCTATTGATAATATACCACCAATAACATAAGTAAATCCTCCTATTTTTCCATAGGGTAATAAATGAGGCGACATTATTATAAATGCCGTCCCCATATACCCTAGTCTATTTGCAATTCGTTCTTTAGCGGATAATCTTTTATCTAATACTAAAGATCTTAAAAAACGTTGTTTAAATCTATACTCACATTTAATACAAGTTCTTTTGCCATATCTAAACTTTTTATCATTTTTAGGCTTATGACATTTATTGCATTTTCTCATTACCAAATATCTTCAAAATCTTCTCCTTCGTTAGCTTTAGAATAATCTGTTGATCTAACAGCAAAAAAATCAGTATGAGTATGCCCGCCAGTAAGATGGTAGAACCAGTCAAGGTTTGCTGCTGCTTCTTCATTAAATTCAAAGTACAGCCCGAGGTCGAAGTAACCAAGTTCTTGTAATTTTTCATTAAGTCTCTTTCTAATAAATTGTTTGAGGTCGTAGGCTTTAATACCATCAACGTCTCCTGCTTCAAACATTTTATCAATATATCGTTCTTCGGCTTTAAGCATTGAAGTTGCGGCTGCAACAATATCTTCTCTACAATCATCTAAAAGTTTACTATCTTCTTCACACATATGTCTAAACAACCTGCAACCCATTTTAGAATGTAATGATTCATCTCTTACACTCCATTTCATTTGTTGTCCTATACCTTTAAGGAGGTTACGTAATTGAAAGCTATAAAGCACAGCAAAAGCAGAATACAAGCTAACTCCTTCTGCAAAAGCACTAAAGACCGCAAGGCTTCTTGCGATTCGGGTTTTATCATTTCCATCATAACTAACTAAATTATCAAATCTTTCCATTGTAGCCTCGTCTTGAAGGAATGCTTCAAAATCTTCAAGGCCTAGTGTTTCATTTAAGTAACTGTATGCCACAGCATGAATAGTCTCTTGTGAGCCAAACATCATAGCCATTTGTTGAATTTCATGTTTAGGAAACCAACCAACAACTTTTTGTGTCCAATAATCAGAAACTGCACATTCTGTTTGTGCAAATCCTAATAGTATATTACCTACTAAACTTTTTTCCTCTGGTGTTAGTTTTTCATTCCAATCCTTAACGTCACCTGACATTGGTATTTCGGTATGCAACCAGAAAGCTTGAGCTTGTTTAAGCCATCCCTCAGTATAGTACTCTGGGTACTCAAACGGTTTGTATGCAATTCTTTCATCAAATAATCCCATTAATCTTCATAATATATAGTTAAACATAATTCTAAAAAAGGTATGTACAAAACATGGTCTACCTGGTGAGGTTCCACATAACTTCTAGCACCTATTAAAGCACCAGGATACATCCCTACACTTATTTCCCATCCTTTACTCATAACATTTTATATTGTATTTATCGTGTATTTCTACTATTTCTCTGTACTTTACGTAGCCTCTGTTTTCAATAGACCACTTAATCCACTTTTCAATTTGTCTTTGAGCATATCTAAGTCTTGCTATCTTTTTTTCTTGCTCAGGATTATTTCTATTACTCTGTCGCATTCTTTTTGATTTTGTGGTTTATACAAAGTGTATTGAGGGAACTGTTCAGTAACTAATTTTTTAAAAAGCTTCCATCTTATTGGAAATGATTCATTAGCTCTACCTTTAGTTTCTATTATAAAGTCTTCTCCAATAAAGTCTGGCGTATATTTAATTGGTAATATTCTTTTACTACCTCTATTAACCAATTCACCTTTACCATTAGACTGCCTTTCATAAGCTTCATTTTCAAAATGAAAACCATTTACTAAAACAAAAGTTTCTCCTTCATATTTATTTTTAATCTTTGCTTTCTTTAAAGCAGTATACATATACTTTTCTAAACCTGAAGCAAAGTCAATCCCATCAAAACTAACTTTCTTAGCTCTAACAGGACCTCTCTTCTTTCTTCCTTTTCTATTTCTACTAAGCATCTTCTTCAAAATCTTTAAGTAATTTTTCTTCTAATGCCGTAGTTGATTCCATTTTAAGCTTTTGAATATAATTTACTGCATCCATTAATTCTTCTTGAAGATGATTAAGCCATTTGTGTAAGTTAGGTTCATCATCATGAAGTGTAACGCCATATTTTTTATATCCAACGTCTGAACGTTGTTGAAACTTTTCAACTACATCTTGTATTACTTTATCTCTCATAGTGTAGTTTTAACAAAAGTTCCATTATTCATCTTACCTTTGCGATTTTTTATTTCATCATATGCAGATTGTATACAATCTTCAATATTATGACCACGCAATTTAGCTAAGTTTGTTAAAACAACAACCATATCACCTATAGCGTCTATAACTTCAGATTCATCGTTTTTCAATATAGCCTGTGCTAATTCACCAGACTCTTCCATTAATTTTATATATTGAGTTTTAGAATCTCCCTTATCATATATACCACGTTCTTGTGCCCATTGTCTAATGAGTCCAAATACGTTTTCTTTGTTGTATGATGGTTCTGCCAAAAAAGCTTCATAAAAAGCTTTATTATAAATGAATGAACGATTTTCATTATACATTGATTTTTTAGCATTAGCTAAAATCCAATTAACAGTTTCTTTTGTTAATTCAAATTCACCTAATGATGTTTCCCATTTAGTCCCAATATCATTACTTAAATGAGCTTTTAATTCAAGCATGGAATAAGGAAAAGTTGACGTCTGTTCTGTAGCGTTTATTTTCATTTTTTTAAATAAATTTTTATATAATCCTCTATCTATTTTATAGCCATAAGACTTTTGAAGTTCTATTTCCTTGCGAGACACATAATCTATATCATCGGAAGAATCAAGAACTTCATATTCATTAGGCTTATAACCCTGCACCAGCGTAACTCTGTCTTTTAAATTACGTGTTACACCAATTTTTTTACCTGGTATATGGTAAATATAATACTTATTACTCATATAACTTATCGTATTTAGCAACTACATACACTCCATCAATTGACTCCGCAATACCAAAGCCTATTTGTGAAGCTTTACTATATATCATTTGGTTATAAGTGTTCATGTCTTCTGACTCTAATATCCAATTCATTGATGCTGATAATAAAACATTTTGTTTTTTGTTTTTTAAATGATTTTTTTCAATCCAATATAAACTTTCACCATAAGGATCATCACTTACAACAAAATCATCAACATCAGCTAAGTGTTCTGCCCAAAATTGAGCCTCTGTGGCTAATTCGGGGCTGTATGTTAAGTTATCTACATTAAAGTAGCTTCTTATACTGTTCTGGAAAATTAAAGCATCTAAAGCGTCCGTTTGAGCGAATGACATTAAAGGTAATAATAGTGTAAAAATTAATTTTTTCATTTGTTTTTGTTTTATTTTATTAATTATTTCTTTGCTTTTGGCACTAAGCCATTTGTCGGGATAATTTGTTTTTTTAAACCACAACTCATCCGACTGAGAGAGGGGCTTTGATTGGTCCGTGTGACTCATAATTGTTTAATTTAATCATTTTATGTGTTGGTATAAATACAAAATTAGAGGCTCCTTCGACTATTTTTAATCCAAAGTCTATATCAACTGTAGATAAAGGTTTAAAGTCTCTTGATAATTGCAATGAAGCTTGTTTTAAGTGATTATTGTATAAATGGCAATCACCTAATTGTCCTATTAATTGTCCAGGCTCATATCCAAATCCTTTTGCTAGCATTAAAAGTAATAATCCGTACATGGCAATATCATAAGGTAAACCTAAAAATACATCTACTGATCTTTGTTGCCACATTAAATCCAATTTACCATCATTTATATAAACTTGAAAGCCGTAATGACAAGGAGGTAATGCCATATCATCGAGGTCACTAGGATTCCACGCATTGACCATAAGTCTTCTTGAATATGGTCTTGATTTGATTTCCTGAAGTAAAGTATACAACTGATCAACACCATTACTATCTCTCCACTGGTGGCCGTAAACTTTACCAAGAGTGCCGTCGGTTCTATTGGATCTTTCATAATCAGCATCCCAATAACTAACACCATGGTTACGCAAATATTGCATATCAGTGCGCCCTTGTAATATCCATAATAATTCTGTGACTGCATTTTTAAAGTATATTTTTTTAGTGGTTAATAAAGGAAATCCAGCTTTCATATCATGCCTTATTGTCCTACCAAACACAGACTTTGTGCCTGTACCGGTTCTATCTTCTTTAGGCTTGCCAGCGTGAAATACACCTGACAATAATCCTCTGTACTCTTCATCTATATTTATCATAATAAAATTTATACATTAAGTAAAGTTCGTGCCAAATTTCATCTGGCCCATAAATGTTAGGTGACTTATACCACCTGTTATTATTAAAAACTTCTAAATACCATTCTTTAGGATTAGGGCCTTGAGTTACCGGTTTAGGTGATATTCTAATTCCATTATTAATTCCCCAAGCATACCACTCATTTTCATTCTTAGAAGTCATATACTCTGGCATCCAAACCGTTTCTTTCTTTTTAGCCATTTATTCCCAAGGCATTGCTTCAGTAGTTAAGTCTAAAGGTTCATGAGGTATAAAGCAACCTGACTTAGGTTCCCATTTAAAATGAGCTTCCGCACCATTCTCGCCAAGGTTTTGAAACTTAACTTTCAATATCTTAGCTTTAACAGTTCTTTCTTCATAATCTCTATGAACTAATATACCATGATAACTTGCATCATACCATTCACCTCCTCCTTTAATATTATACATTGTAGGTTCCTCTATCTTACCATTTGCATCTTTATACATTTTAGTAGGGTGAGCAACTACAATAACTAATACATCATATTTCTTTGCAAATATTTCTATTTTAGAAAGATATTCAAGTGTATATACATTAACATCTCCTGAAGAGTCATTAGATCTTACTTTATTAAATGGATCAATAACTAAACATTTAATACCTTTTCGCTTAACCAGTTCAGCTCCTTTACGTAATACAGCCTCTAAACTATACTTATCCATATCGATAAAGTAAAAGTTATCATTAACGTGTTCCGCTACTTGATTCCATTTATCTGTACCAATATCTTTTTTAGTTGGCATATCTTGCCATACTTTTCGCATTAGTTTGTGTGCATGTAAATATGTGGGCGCATTTTCAGGTGAAGCAAATGCTGTTTTCCATTGATAATTTACATTATACCCAACCACCATTTGGTCAACAAAGTCAGACTTTCCACTAGAAGGGATACCAGTAACAGTGATAAACTGACCAGTATAAGTACTGAAAATACTATCGAAATTAGGTAATCCAATTTGGTAACCGGGTTTAAAACCATTTTGCACAAAATCTGTAATTTCTCCTTCAATGTCCCTGAACGTCGTAACATTTTCCAGTGGGACTGGTTTCGCTTGGGTAATACGCTTTGCCAGTTTTTCTTTTCCATGTTTTAATAAGTATTCGTTTGCGTCTTTACAATCTTCAAATGTAGCCAAATAACAAACCTCAGCACCTAGCCTTCTAACTAACTCTTGTTGTAGAGCTTGTCCTGCATCATCATCATCAACTGCAATTATTATCTTATCTTTATCGGTAAAATAATCAATACAATTGTCTAAGTAATCGAGGTTGTTGTTATTCAGAGTTGCACCGTTAGGTACAGATACTACATTTTCAATTCCAGCTTCGTGTAAGCTTAACACATCCATTTCGCCTTCAACTATAACACAATAATCATATCCTACAACACTATTTATATTGTAAAATATTTTTTCTGCTCCTTTATATAATTTAAAGTTTTTACGACCATCTCTATACTTTACGTTTATTAGCTGATCTCCTATAAAATAATTAAAGTGTATAGTGTTTTCCATTTGACCAGTCTGAGGCATAAATTCAGAACCTTCAGTAACTTTAAGTTGCCTTAAGCTTTCTTTAGATATACCTCGACCATCAAACCATTTCTCTACATTGGTACTAACTTCTTCTATAAAATCAGGAGTAGTGGGCCTAACATATACTTTGTCAGATGCGCCTTTACGCTGATAACTATGTAGTTGAAATGTTTTATTGCAATTGTGACAAGTGCCAAGACCACGTTCCCAATCATAAGAAGCACAGTTTGCTTTCTGATTTTTGGGTTTTCTATCAGAAGAACACAATGGACATATACCTTGTGTTTTTCCTTCTGGTAGATCATATTGATTGAAATTATCAATCAAGAATCCATTGATCTCCGTTGTGTTCATTTAATTAATCTTCTATTAAAGTTATTTGTTCATTATCATCTTTTACAATGCTTATATAATCCTCATCCATTAGAATGGTAAATCTGGTGTTGAAGGTGGTTGAGGCACTGCAGCATTAATTTGTTGTTGCATACCTTGGTCTTGTCTTGGCGCTGCTTCAACTTGACCATTAGTCCAAACAATTTTAATGTTTCCTAAATAGGTCTTAGCCGCTTTGCTATCTCTTTCTTCTTTAGTTTGTTCAACGATGATAGGTCCTTGATTACCAAATTGATCTACTTCATCATTAAAAGTAATTGTTACAGGTAAGTACTGTCCTTTCTTACCTGGAATGATTTTGTCTTTTGGGATTGCACTAAGATTAATGCTTCCTTTTAAAATTCCTGCCATTTTATAGTGTTTTAGTTAAAAAATATTGTGAAGGATCAAACCCTTCGGTTTTGTAAAATAATTCGTAAGCTTCAGTTGCTTTCTTTACTTTGTCTGCTCCTGACTCATAGAATCTGTCTGAACAATCAAAGATACCAATTTGCTGCGTATTTTTATCTATTACTAAGAATAAAAAATCATATCCAAACATTTTTCTATAAATGTAAGCCTGGCTATCATAATTATAGCGAGAAGCACTCCATTTAAATTTTGAAATATCGTTTGTTGTTTTTAAATCAATAATTAATTTTTCGTCATGGTTTATAATATCTGCTTTTCCTTTCCACATATTGCCTTCTAATTCAACAATACCTGGTTGTTCGTAATCGTTTGTTTCATTTTGTATAAAATCTCTACAAATTTCATTTTCAAACATCTTATCTCTAAGCACCTCAATCATATCAACCTCGTGCTGTAATAAACAAAGCTCTCCTTCTGATATTTCTTTATATGCTTTTGTGTTCCTCGTTGAGGCCTGCACAACTTTATACTTCTTTAATTTATCTGGTTCAAGTATACAAGTGTGAAAATACCCACCCACCAAGAAAGCCGAGGTTGGTTGCATCGGCTTCTTGAAGTCTAATGGGTTATTAATTAAAGATTGAATGTCAGAATTACTAAGATATTGTTTGCCAAAGTCCCCATAATAGTGTGCATCGTCTCTTAATTTATTTAATATTTTATCTTTAGTCATTTTAAGATTTTTTACTACGAGCTTTTACTTCATAGGATTTTAATTCTGACTTGTCCTCTATTGAAACAGTATATTTATTCAATATAGCACTCATATCACCTCCAGAATTAATATAGCTTAAAGCTTTACCCCAGTTTTCTGAGCCTTTTAGTAGTTTAGGTTTATTTTTAGCAGCACCTGAATTAGTAGCATCCGCATCTGCTGTGTCATCAATAAGTAATAAATTACCTAATGAATATTTTTTACCGTAAGAAGATGCTGATCCAAATTGTTGTGGTACTTGCATACCTTTTTGATTTAAATCAACACCTACTATAGCTGTAGCAGAGATACTTAAATCACCATCATGCATAGTTGCTACAGAATGAATGATGGGTAAGCCTGCTATTTCACTAACACGCTCTTCAATAGTAAAATATACTTTATACTTTTCATTGATAGGTTTAAGTGCTTCTAAAATGTCTTCAGCAGATCTAAAATTATATTTACCAAAAGAATTATATCTCGACTTTTTAGCTTTGAACTCTTGCTGAATTAAACTTAATTTTTCTTGAATTGTCATATTATATTATATTATTTGTTAATACTCATTTCTTAAATGGATATAGATTCATAAATTATTGCCAATCAATAACTTGTGATGGATCTACACTTTCGATTAGCTTATCAATAGCTTCTCTTTTTATTTGTGATATTCTTACAAATGATGCTGTACCTTTAATATTTAACTTTTCAGCAATATCTTTAGCCGACATCTTATCACAGTCTAAACCGTAACTCATTCTAAGAACATCATACTCTCTTATATCTAAGAAAGTTTCCATGATACCTAAAAGGTATTTATTCATTAAATCTATATTATAATCTTTACTAGAATCAATCACATCATAACTAGAACCGTCTTCATTTAATGTGTTGTCTAAGCTTAAAAATATACTATTAAAGAACATTTCTACAATACGTTTATCTTCTCCTGTATTTTTTCGCATTTCATTTAACTTATGCTCAGGAATACGTATGTTACCTCTATTTATATCAATAGCTCTCCTTATTGCACCCTTAATTCTTTTTGAAACAAATGATTTAAGAGTTTTTTCAGGGTCAGTGGATGAATTTATTACATCCCATTCAATTTTATCTACAGCATATATTAATCCAACGGCTCCTTCTTGTATTAAGTCTGTAATGTCAAGTATGCCTGAGGCTTGTTCTCCTGTGGAGAATTTTCTAGCTATAGTTTCAACGAGCGGCATCAATATTGTTATCAGCTCGTTTCTTTCGTATTCATTGTAATCTTTTTCTTGTATTGATTCAATGCATTCTGTGGTGTCTGTTTTATATCTTACATAGTTCTGTATGTTATATTTTTTCATAACTCATTTAATAATTCTTTTTCTTGGTTTAACTTAGCATCCATGTTTCGGTATATGGTTCTAGTAGATACATCTAACACATTTGCTATCTTTTTTATAGTAATCTTTTCATTACCATCGTGAAGATACAACATTGTTTCGTAAATATCACTAGCATCTGCTTTTTTTGTTTTTCCAATCAATGTCCCAACTATAGACATCTTTTGTGAAATAAGTAAACCTGAATTATCTTTAAAAATTATTTTTCTGAGTTTGTTTTTAGGTGGATCTTCTAAATCATGTAGCATAACAGTGCTTACTATATCTTTTATAACTTTTTCAGGCGTAAAGAATGTAACAAATCCATTTTCTTTATCTGCTATAAAATATACTAGCTCTTCAAAGTCTTCTTTATTTAAAGAAGGGTTTAAGTACCATAATACTAATACATGCCACTTTAGTGATTTATAAGTTGTAATCTTAGCTTTACTTCTGAATAGCTCATAACATTCATAAGTACCGTCTTTATAAAAATTACCCCAATCAAAAGATACAGTAGGTACATCTGTAATAGGATTTCTCCTGTACACTATTCTTTTATTATCAAGGTATTTTGTATTTCTATGTGACATTAGCTTATTACTATAACATTATAACTGACTATCGTCACACTTCGAACTATTATCGATTGGTTGGATAACCTCGTAAATAATTTCTAAATTATTTAATTCCGCTTCATTCATTTGCATTAGCAAATCTTTTGTTCTTCCCATTATTTGATTGTTTTAATCTTTACGTTTTCCCATTTACCACCCTTAAGTGATGTGTTAACAAGGAAATCAATACGTTTTGTGAAACGTTTGTTCATCCTATCTTCTATATTCCATACACCGTCTAAATCACCTGCACCCGTAACTATTACTTTAGTTCCTAATTTAAAACCAAGTGCTTCAAGATCTCTTGACACAGCTATTATATTATGCTTACGTGGGTTATTTAAATCAAGTTTAAACATACTTGCAGTTGTGTCTGGTGTTGAATCCGTTTGTTCCGCTACAGCGTGATATATTGTGGCTGTAACTGTTGTTTCTTGTGAAAACAAAGAGAACAAATATAATACAAAAATGTGTGTGTATAGCATAATTATGCGGTTTGTAACTTATAATTAATTAAAGAAGCTTCTAAATCAGATATCCTTGACTCTAAGGCTTGTAGTGATAAAGCACTCTCATCTTGATCTATTAGTGTAGCAGACTCAACTAATGTTAGGCTAATCCTATCATATACTTTTTCCATATAAGGGTCATATATAATTTCACTATCCCATTTGTTTAAACCATTAATAACCGTAGCGTGATCACGCTTAACGTGCTTACCTATAGATGCTAAGCTAGATAAGGGTTGAAACTTTTTACTTAATTTATAGTATATAAATCTTGCTTGAGCCAACTCTCTTGATCTACACTTATCTGCTATGTCTTTTATCTTTAATTCTTTTTCAACTAATTGTTTTAAAGCTGATAAAGATATTGTGGGTATTGTTTTTTTTATCATTATTTTATGTTTTTAATTTTTAATTCTAATTCTGCTATCTTATCTTTAAGTAGCATAGCTTTTTCAAACTGCTCTTCATTAACGTATTTATCTTTTAATTCATTGCATCTATCTAATTCAACTTGTAAGAATGCTAATTCATTAACAACGGATACATTACCTACATCGTCATATATATGATATATGTGTTCAGATTCTTTTTCAAGTGCAGCTTGTTTATCTAATATTTTTTTAAATATTAATTCTGCAATGCGTTCAATTTCTTCGTTACTTAATGTCATTTTTTATTAGTTTATAAATATATTCATATATTTCTTGTTCTTTAATAGCACTGGTTAGTAGCATTTGCCTGGATGATTCAACATCATCTGCATCATCATCAGACCAGAAACCTTTAAACTCTTCAGCTTCACGTACTTTTCTAGTACAATTGATAAGTTTAGTGTGTATTTTATTTAGTGCATTTATTTTATTTGTTTGCATGAATAATATATTTATTTAGAAATTTACCTACAGAGTCAGATGCTTTTAATCCTTCAAATATAAATGGTTCAATTTCAGGATAGTAATATATATCACCATTATGAAATTTAATTGATAATATTTTTTTTCTGTGGTTGTATTTAGCTTTTTTAATTGCTGTTGATTTTACTTTAATTGTTTCTTTTTTAATTTTATTCATAATTTATTTGTATTGGTTATATAAAAGTTTTTCAATTTTGTCATTCATTTCATTTAATTCTTTAGCTCCGTCATACAATTTACGTAAAGCTACAGATTCAGCATAAGATAGTTTGTTACTATCAAATTGATCATCAAGGATTGCATTAATACAAGCCCATAGGTCGTCGGATGTAGTTAATAGGTTTGCCATAGTTTAGTACTTGCTATTTTATTAGTGTGTGATTTTTTACCAGTAAATATTAAGTCTTTGTTTTGTTTATATTCTTTGTCAGTGAAAGGCTTACAGTGTCCGTGTATAGCAATTTCTTTTTTCCATTCAATTGCTTTTGCTTTTTTGTTATTAGCAACGTATTCTTTTAGTTCTTTATAAGTCATTAGTATAAGGGATTAGTGTGTTCAGGATCTGTTTGCCAGTGTTCCATAATATGTTCATTAGTTGAGTTATCTATATAATATGTTTCAGTGCCTATAGTTATAAATACTGATTTGTTAGAGCGTATATCTACAATCATAATAATTCATTTGTTTTATCTTTACGTTTATATTGTTTTGATCTTGTGCTAGGTATATAATAACCTACAATAGGATTTACCCAGTAGTTCCAGAAGTCTTCAGGAAATTTAGAAGAGTCTGATATGATTAAAGCTTTTTTGTTTTTGTATTGTTTAGTCATAGTGTTTGTTTTAAAGTTATTATTTAATATGGTACAGAGGAGAAGGAACATTACCCTTACTTCATCTCGAGATTATATTTACCCGTCGGTAATCCCCTGTAGATTTTAATTTGTGTGAAGACCTCACCGCCGGTTTTATTCACCCCTGCAGAGGTACGACGGTTTTTTGGTCATACAAACACACAAAAAATATTATAATGATGGTGTCCCTTGTGCGGGTTCTTCAGGTAATTACTCCTTATCCTCGCCGAAGCCAACGGGGTAGAGGACCATCATAAATGTTATGCTTCTCTGGACAATGCTTTGCCACACGGTTCTCATAACATTTTTGTTATAATTGTTGATTAAGTATATAGTTTATAACTTGACTTGGTGTGCCAGTCATCGTACGTTCTTCGTCATATAGATCTTTGAATGTTAAGCTATAAAACTTTGGCTTGTGTATAGCAAACTGTGTGTCAAATTTATTACCAGCCATATTATTTTGTATTTGTTGTTTCAATTTGTTTTTCGTTTTCAAGCTTTGTTATTACCTCGTGAAGTTTAACTGTTATATAGTCAATTATATCTTGTACGTCAAAGCCGTCGTTCCATACAGTGGGTACAAACTTTTCAAGCATATATTTTGTATCCCAGCTAGCATTAGTTAATTTTTCAATGCGAGCAATTTTGTTTTGTAAGTCTAAATAGTTTTGTAATTGTGTGTTCATAATATTTAATTGTTTGTTGTTCGTTATTATTATCCGTTATGCTTCGTGTTTATCTTGTAGTTTAATATAATTCAACAAAATCTACAGGTGCATCTTTAGGGAAGTATTTTAATATATCATTTATAGCTTTCATAGTTACATGCTCTTCAACTTCTGTATTGATTAAGTATTCAATTTGTTTTCCTTTATATGTTACGGTTAGTTTGCCCATATCAATTTGTTTTATGTGACGTTAGCCTGTTATTTAAATTGCTATTGTCGTGTTATTTATTATTGTAAAAGTAATCATTTAATGTTTCAGTTGGTAACTTTATTTGATATTTATTTTTAGCAATAAAAGTTTTCTCACGCATTGTATGCGTTTTGTGTTGATTTATTTTGTCTAATATATTTACGTCTCGTAAGGTCATATTATTTTGTGTTTGTTGTTCGTTAGTATTATCCGTTATACTTCGTGTTAATCTTGTAATTCTTCTTCGTGTTGTTCAAGATAATCATCAACCTCATATTCTGGTAAGTATGTTTCAAAATCGCTTACATATACAATAGCATCTTCGTCTAAATCTTTAATGCGATCGATAATGTCGTTGAATGATGGTTGATATTGATACACATCAGTATCCCACATTAGTGACATGGGTTCGTTGGTCATAACGTGTACGTCATAGCTATCAGCAGTCATATATTCGCTAATTTGTAGATCAGCGGTGGTTGTATAGTCTTCAGTAATTTTAGATACGTTTAAAATTTGTGCTAGTTGTGTGTAAATGTCGTTCATTTTGTTACTTTTTTAATTAATGTAAATAATATTTGTTGTTTTATTTTTAATTCTAATTTGCTTAGATCATCACCTTCAAGGTCATTAACATCTAACTCCCAGTGGATTGTATTGTCAATTTGTTCATCAATTATATCAATACACTCATCTGCTATTTGTTGTACTAGTTTGTTCATATTACTTTTATATATTGGTTTTCTTTATTCCATGCTTTACTAGTCATATATCCTGTTGTGTAATAAGTATTGTTTTCTAATAAGTGCATCATTTCTTTGTATTCACTTGTCGCTTCAGGACGTTTACATTGTTTAATGTAGTGAATTGTTTTAATTCCGCTATGGTTGTTACCATAAAATATCCATGTGTTTGTCATGCTTTTATATTGTTTCTATAAATTTTGGGTTTTTAAATTCATCTTTAATTTCTTTTCTTTTGCTGAAATCTGAATCTTTAAAATCTTTATTTACAATTCTATTGCTTATTGGATCAACGTCAAAGGCATTAACCTCGTAAAATTTTCCATCATTAAAATCCTTGTAGTAATGACTATAAATGTCATGTCTTTGTAATATTAATTTCTTCATGCTATTTCAAGATTAAGTTGCTGTGCTACATAGTTAACATGCTTCGACGTTGTAACGCTGTGTGATCCAACGCCGGGTACATGCCAGTTCATCAAATGAAGCTTGTTATCTTTTATTTGTGCAACAACAGTATCGTAAGAATAGATGTCGTTACCGACTTGTTTTAAGTTTTGTTTGTATCTGTCAAATGTTTTCATATTTGTTTTGTTTTAATGTTCATATATATTATCCGATATTATTCGTGTTAGGCTTGTAATTGTGTATAGCATTTAGCCTACGTATTCTAATAGTTTTTTAATCTTCTTTAAATTTTTGTGTGCAATTTGTGCATTCATAAAGTGTGCATAGTCTGGACCGATCGCAACAAGGTCATCAATAGCTTGACGTAAGTCGTATAATTTATCTTTAGTTTTCATAATCCTAAGTGCATTTCAATTTCCCAGTTTTCCATTTCAGTTATCTGTTCTTCAGTGTAGCTTGTATTAGCAAGCATTTCTTCTAAGTAGTATTGATTCATCATAGTATATATTCTTTTTTAATTTGTCTTTCTAGTTGAAACTTTTGATCGAGCAATTGTTGGTGAATGATAAGTAGTTGTTGTTGTTGATCGAGTGATAATCCTAGACCTTGTATTTTTAAGTCTTGTAGCATATCTAGTTTGCCATGTATTTCGTGTAGTTGTTGTAACATATTATTTATTTATTATTTTGTTTATCTTTTCTTCACTCATACCCAAACCTCTTAAGTACATTTTTGTGTTGTGGTCAGGATCAATAGCGACGTCTACGTCATTCATATCATTGAATAGTTTGCCAAGTGATTTGTGTTGATTAAAGTAGTTATGTAGTGAAGTATTGTATTTCATATTAGTTGTTTTACATTTATATTATCCGTTTAAACACGTATTAAGCTTGTAATTTGGTTTGAGCATAGTAAACCTTAGTTGTGTCTATTTGGTTCCATTGAGCATTACGTGAGAAGGTAACTCGTGTAACGTTTTTCATACCAAGAGTATAGAAACCCATTTGTCTTTCAGTTTTAGCATTTTGTTTAGCTATTCTTTTACTTAATTCACTAGTCATAAGGTATGTGTTTTATTTATTAGTATTTTTAGTGGTATAGGTGTAGTTCAGTGTGTGTATGTGTGTAATTAACTTATTTTACTTAATATTGTTAATCATTTTATCTATTTTAGTTACAATTTCAAATGCTTTGTATTGACTTGATTCAGTATGTTGATCGTTGTTTGCAAAGTCTTCCATTGCATATCTTAGTAGTTCGAGTTCGAGTCTATTAAATTCCATGCGTGTATGTTTTAAAGTTTTTTTACTATTTTTATTTGTTCTTCAATTTCTTTTATTCGATCTTTGTAATCGTTAGAGTTTTCTCTTGAGTCAACTACCTGTTCAAGTAATGTTTCGAGTGCAAGTGTTATTAGATATTTATTCATGTGTGTGTGTTTTAATGTTCATATATATTATCCAGTTGAGGTCGTGTTTACTTTGTAAAAACATTAAACCTATAACCTTTATTATTTTCTAATCTTTTAAATTCTTTTATATTATTTTCTTTAATATAGTTTAACATTTCTTTCTCTTCTTCTTTATAATTATTATAATCTAATTCAAAGAAATCATTATTAATTTTGTAAGTTATAAAAGTTTTCATATTATTGTTTTTTTGTTACATATATATTATCCATTATCCCTCGTGTTTACTCTGTAAAAATAAAAATATTAATTTCTCAAAACAAAGGTCAAAGCCTAACCATATTATCCAAACTACCTCGTGCTTACTCTGTAAAAAACAAAAACAAAAAGGCAAAAGCTTAAGTGCTTGATTACCAATCAGTAGGGGGGTGGGTTTAGAATATGAGTTTTAGTTAAGTGGCTGGTTCTCAAATAGTTATGTGTAATACAAAACCTCTATATATCTAATAACAATTTCAGCGTAATGCGACAATAGCCTGTTAAGATAATATAATAGGGGGCTAACGTCACACTTTTTTAAGTCTTATATATATGATGTGATAATAACATTATCAAAGATACATGTAAAAAAAATAGATTAATCTTAAAACAAAATTATGGGATCACCATTTAAAATGAATCCGAAGACGCCATTAATGAAAGCGTTGACGGGTAAACAGGGTAACTTACCTCAACAGTTGCAGGATGCTATTAAAGCAGCACCAGAATCATCACCAGCTAAGTCATATGGCAAATCACCTGTAAAAAAGAAACTTGACGTGGTTGATGTTGATATAGACAAAGCTGAATCTAAAGACGTTAAGATAAAAGGAGGTCGTGGTACAACACAAAAAGTAACTAAGCAGACTGTAAAAAGAGTAGTACCTCGTTCTGCCGGGAAAAAAACTACTTCAGAAAGAAAATCTGAAAGCACAATGGCAGCTAGACAAGGTGAAGGTAGAATAGGTACTAAAACTACAATAGAAGCTGGTAGCTCTAAAAGATCTGGAACTGGATTAGCTGGTACAGCAAAAGACAAGTCTGGTAGAACTAAATATAGAACTTTAGCTGACGGAACAAAGGTTGTAGTTGAGTCAACTGTTAAGGCTAAATCAAAAAATAAAGGCAAATCACCTGCTAAAATGAAAGGTGTAAAAGCATTAAAGAAAAAGTAATGCAAAAGCTTTCTCCTGAAGCGCGGCGTCGTAAGAAGGTCCGAGATAAGGCCGTAGCTATGAGCCCTCGGCGTCGTGCGATGAAGGCTGAAAACCAACGTAAGCGCAGAGCAGCAAAAAAAGAAGGTAAGAATATAGATGGTATGGACTATGATCATACAACATCGTCATTCGTATCTGCAGCAAGAAATAGATCAGGCTTTGGAAAAGGCACAAAGAAAAACAACACTAAATAATGGCACAAATACAGGAATACGCAATAGACGCAACACCTGAAAATTCAGATTTTCTACTAGGTTCTGGTTCAGATGATTCAACAAAAAGATTTACACTTGAAAATTTAAGAACGTTTTTTCAAGATGGCTTATCAGGAGGAGCATCGGTAAATAATTATCCTGAAACATTAACTTTAAGTGCTGCGGGATTACTTACTATAGAGAGGAATGGATTATCAGACTTAACAGCAAGTTTTGGAACAGCTGCTTTAAAAGCTGAATCGTTTTTTTCCGCAGCAACACATACACATACTGTATCAGACATACTTTCTACTAATGATATAACTGCAGATTATTTAAACGTAAGTGGTAATGGATCCGCAGGAGAGTATTTAGTGTCAGATGGTGATGGAAGTTTTTCTTGGGCCGCTGCATTAACAGCAAACACTAACTTTTATTTAGACGGTATTTCTAAAAATGGTAATAATTTAGAGTTTAGTGTCACAGGGGCACCTACATCAACAATAACAGTTACGCTAGGTTCAGCAGCATATGAGTCAACGTCATATTTTGCAGTTGCAGGACATGTACATTCTCTTTCAGAGCTAACCGGAGTAGGTAATTTAGCTACATTAGACAAGGTTTCAGCATTAGAAATAAAAACCGACGCTGTAATAACGTCAAAAATTAAAGATTCTCAAGTAACTGCCGCAAAATTAGCTATATCTGGTAATGGAACTTCCGGTCAGGTGCTTGCATCGGACGGAGATGGAACATTTTCTTGGTCAACACCTACAGGGCAGAATTATTTCTTATCTAATATAACTAAAACAACAAATACACTGAATTTTGTTGTATCAGGAGGCTCCACTCAAAGTTATACCTTTGGGGCTGCCGCTTTTTTAGACACAGGAACTACAAGTTCAACTGTTGCGCTAGGTGATCACAACCATGTTGCTGCAGATATAACAGATTTAGGGGCAATTGCTACTTTAGATGAAATTACAGACGATGAAATAGCTTCAAACGCCGTAACAACGATAAAAATACTAGACGCCAACATTACTAATGCTAAAATGGCTGTAAATTCAGTAGATTCTGATCAATATGTGGACGGCTCGGTTGATTTCGTACATCTTTCAGACGAATTTAAAACAGTTGCTACAGCAGTTACATTATCATCTAGTACAACAACTGCTACAAGCGACTTTAGTACAGCTGCAGTATTTCCAATAACATTAGCAAGTGATGCAACAGCAACTACTATTACGTATTCAAACACAACAATTGGTCAAACAAAAATACTAAAAGTAACAGGATCAGGTGGTACTGGTACAGTAACAATTACTGGTACTAAATTAGGTGGCACTTTAGATCAAACAAGTTCAACAGTAAATTATATTCAAATTACAGCAATTGGTGCTTCTGAATACATTTACACAATATCTCAAGCTTAATGTTTCCAACAAGTATATTACCAGGTTCATATGGAGTAACTAGTGGTGGCGGTGGAGAAGGTGGTGGAGAAGGTGGTGGAAGCCCGTTCACTGGTCCTATTTTTGGATACAATTACACTCATACGCCTGTCGGTACTTTATCCGTTTATGAGGATTGGTGGCAAAATGGCCCAGGCCTAACCGCTGTGGGAACACCTTATTATTATATATCATTTGGGCCAGGTATGGCAGCTAATAGTCAAGAGAGAGCTTTGAATTATGTGAAAGACTTAGTGAGTTGGCTTACGGATACACCTGTTAACGATGTAGCTACATCTACAAACTATACTTTATCAACTGCTGATTTCACTAGATTAACGCTTGGGACTGGAGGAACTAATGGAGATGGTAATTTTAGTAGCACATTTGCGTATTTTGAGCCTGCAGCCGTTAGCACTTATATATCTCTTGAAGAGTTTACAGCTATTGGAAGAGAGTATGCAATTAGATTTTATGGAGGATGGACTGTTTCTTCAGGAATTAATGATGGAACCGTTGGAGCTTCAAGCGTACCTGTACAATATTGGAAAAAAACAACATAAAAAAAAACAATTAAATGTAATATAATATATAGCTGAAAAGCAAAAAACATTTAAAAATAATCTAAAATTTAATTTAATGGAATTTAATCATCCTAGTGAGATTGTCAAAGATTTATCTTTTGGCGATCCTGCTCAAAAACAAATAATGGTAGGGGTTGACAAACTAGCAGAAGCAGTTTCATCAACTTTAGGAGCGTCCGGTAAATGTGTTATTTATGAAGACGCTTTAGGAAAACCTATCGTAACAAAAGACGGAGTGACTGTTGCTAATAGTGTGGTTCTTATGGATCCAGTTGAGAACATAGGCGCAACCCTCATTAAAGAGGCAGCACAAAAAACAGTGAAGGAAGCGGGTGACGGTACGACCACATCTACCGTTCTCGCCCACTCCATTTTACAGCAATACGTTAAAGAGGCTCCAAAAGACTTAAGGCGTGTGAAAGCTGAAATACTGGAAGCAAGCAAAAAAGTTGTAACCTATTTAGAAAGTTCATCAACTCCTGTAAAAGATTCTATGTTGGAGCATGTGGCAAACATCTCTACAAACAACGATAGCACTCTTGGAGAATTAATAGCAGGAGCTTATGATAAAGTAGGTAAAGACGGTGTTATACTTATGGAGGAGTCAGACACTAATGAAACGTATGTAGAAGTAATTGATGGTGTTCAATTTGATTCAGGATTAAAGTCTCAGCACTTAATAACTGATAAAGAAAAAAATAAATCAGAACTTGAGAATCCATTAGTATTATTAGTGGACTCAGAAGTTTCTACAATAAGAAAAATACAAGCTGTTTTAGAATATGCTATTAAAAACAAGAGAGCTATACTTATTATAGGTAGTGTATCTCCTCAAGTTTTATCAGCTTTAGTAATGAATAAGGTAAACAATAACATTAGAGTTAATGTAATTGATCCTCCAGGTTTTTCAAACTTAAGAAAAGAAATGCTTGATGACTTAGCTGCTTTAACAGGTGCAAAAGTTATTTCAGAAGAACTAGGGGATGATTTAGATCTTATTGATGAATCAGTATTAGGTGAAGCTTTAAAGGCTGTTACAGATGATCAGAACACTGTTATAACAATAGAGGAAATTTCTGAAGAAGTAAAAGGAAGATTAGATCTTATTCAAGGTCAGCTTAAGGATGAAAAGAATCCTTACTTACTTAAAAAACTTGAGGAAAGAAAAGCTATGTTATCAGGATCGGTTGGAATGTTATACGTAGGGGCTGATTCTAAAATAGAATTAAAAGAAAAGAAGGATAGAGTTGAGGATGCTATTTATGCTGTTAAAGCAGCATTAAAAGAAGGTATTGTTCCTGGAGCTGGTATGGCATTACATCATGCAGCATCAGAAATAGCCACCGACTCTAAGGTTGGTTATAATATTTTATTTGAAGCAATTAAAGCTCCTTGTAAAATTATATTGAAAAACGCAGGTATAACCTATGGTCCTTATTATAAAAAAGGATGGGGTGTTAATGTTGTAACAGGTGATCCTTGTAATTTAATTAAGGAAGGTATTATAGATCCTGTATTAGTAACAAAGACTGCATTAAAGAATGCTGTGTCCGTTGCAACAACTATTATGTCAGCAGATTGTATAATTTCTAATAAAAGAGAACAATAATGCAAGCTGTAAACAAATACATTATAATCAAGCCTATTAAGGAAAAAGTACAGCCAACAAAATCTGGGCTTATCCTTACTGAAAAACATCAAGATGATATACGATATAGAAAAGCTGAAGTTCGTAGTGTTGGTAATTACGTTGAGGGAATTACCCCTGGAAATAATATTTACTACGACAAGCATGCTGGATATGGTATCGACTACGATGGTGAATTTTTGCAAGTTATAAAAGAACAAGATGTAGTCGTAGTGTTATGAGGCTAGAGCCAGATGACATACGTGACATAGGATTATTTAAGTATTATAGGCTCGTTAGAAAATGGGCCTGTAAGACTTATAAGCTTACGGATGCTGAATTAGAATTATTAATTCATTTTGATTGCTTACAAACTTTTACACGTAATGATTATATAAAAGGAACCTATATATATTCTTGGGATAAAAATAGGTGGGAAAGATTGCGAAGAGAAGGCTGGATAGAGGTTTATTCAAAAAGAAATCACACTACAATTAAATATAATGTATACAAGGTATCTACAAAGTGCAAATACCTAATAGCTAGAATATATAGAATACTTCTAGGCACAGAAGATTTACCTATATCTCGGCGTAGTGTGTTCAATAAAAACAAAAGCTATACTGATAAAGTTTATAATTCAGCTATAGATGATATGAATAAAGATCTAAAAAGATAATGGGATACAAAATGAAAAGCAATGTTGATTCTCTTATAAAAGGAGAACCGGTTATTGTTAAAAAAAATTTAGCAGGGGATGTTCATGGCGAAACATTAAATGACGGCACTATTGTGATTAACAAAAAGCTTTCACCTATACAGCAAAAGATAGCTATAAGTCACGAGAAAGTTCATGTTGATCAAATAAAGCGTGGCGATTTATCTTATGATGATGATTTTGTATATTGGAAGGGAAAAAAATATCCACGTAGCTCTATGAAAGAAGGAGCTAAAAATTTACCCTGGGAAAAAGAAGCATACAACAAACAAAAGAAAAAATAATTATGGATTTACCTATCACAAAAAAAGTACACGCAGAAAAACGACCAATGAGTAAGGTATGTGACAGCTGTATGAAGCCCATAGGAAGCTGTGGTTGCTCTAAAAGAGGTGACAAGAAGTAATATGAACATTAGCGAACATATCTCCTTAAAAGAGGCTGTACGCTCTAATACGGCTCAAAGGCTGAGTATAAACAATATGCCTGACAATGAAACGTTAATTACCATGCAAATTACCGCAGAACATATATTTGAACCTTTGAGAAATCATTTTGGTGAACAGATATATGTTTCTTCTTTTTATAGATCGCCTGAACTTAACAAAGCTATTGGAGGATCCTCTAGCTCACAGCATTGCGAGGGGGAAGCAATTGATATTGACGACGTGTATAGCAAAGCAACTAATGCTGACTTTTTTAATTATATTAAAGATAAATTAGAATTTGATCAGCTTATATGGGAGTTTGGAGATGATAACAATCCTGCTTGGGTACACGCAAGTTACCGTTTAGGTAAAAATAGAATGCGCGTATTAAAAGCTATTAAAGAAAACGGAAGAACTAAATACATAAACATTACAGATGCATAAGCCAATTACATCAATAGTGCAGCAATCAGGCAGCCCATTAAAAAAAGCTAAGCCGCCAGCACCATCTAAAAAGAAATCATTAGGATACTACAACGAAGCAAAGCCAACTGGTACAGGTGCGGCTGCAGGTGGTGGTATGACAAAAAAAGGTACTGCTAAATACAGAAGAGATAATCCTGGCAGTAAATTAAAAACAGCTGTAACAACACCTCCTAGCGAATTAAAGCCAGGAAGTAAAGCTGCTAAAAGAAGAAAATCATTTTGTGCGAGATCAAAAGGCTGGACCGGCGAAAGAGGTAAAGCGGCTCGTAGAAGATGGAATTGTTAATTTAAATTTTATATTATGACTACACTAACTATTACACTAATCGCTATTTGCATTTTATCAATCTTATTAAACTTTTACCTAGTATATATGTATACAGGTAAAATTAAAGATGCAGATAAAGACATGATTGCTGATGCTGCAGAAGACGCAGTTGCTGAAATCAAAACAAGAGCTGAGCGAGTAGTTCAAGAAATGAAAGACGTTGGAGCAGCGGTTAAAGAAGTTGGAAACCAATTAGGTGATCTACCAGCAGCTGCAGCGGGTAAAACTAGAGCAGGTAGAAAGAAAAAATAATGGAAGAAACTAAAAAACCTTTTAAAGATACAGGGCTAGGCAAGATACTTACGGGTGTTTTGCCTGGTGTTGTTAAAGGTGCATCTAAATTTTTACCAGATAGTGGTATGATGGGTGTGCTTAAAAATCTTATTGATGGTGATCCTGATATGACAGATGATGAAAAAGCAGCAGCTCATGACCAGCTTGTTGAACTTTATCGTTTAGAAGTGGAGGATAGAGATTCAGCTAGAAAACGCGAAGCTGCTATTGTTGCATCTGGTGGTAGAGACTGGATGATGACATTAACAGGTATTGTTGGATTAGCTGCGTTTGGTTTTTTAGTATATACAGTAGTAACTACAGAGGTTCCTGAAACGAATAAAGAAATATTTATTCATATGATTGGAATCGTAGAAGGTGTTGCTTTAAGTATATTTGGATATTATTTTGGTTCTGCTGTTAAAAAAGACAATAAGAATGGCTAGAATATCAAAGTATACCGTAGATACGGTAATAAGCGGAAATGATGAACTTATAGGTACTGACGTATCCAATAATATAACAAAAAATTACCCATTAAGCTCGATGCTTAGTTGGTTTGAAAGCAACGCAACTTTTAACGCTTCTACAACAACATTTCAACAAGGAGTGGCAGCGACTACATGGAATATATCTCACACTCTAGGAAAGTTTCCATCAGTTACTGTAGTCGATAGTTCAGATAACGTAGTGGTTGGCGAAATACTTTACAATAGCAATAGCTCAATAACATTAACATTCGCTTCTGCGTTTTCAGGCAAAGCATACCTAAATTAAAACAAAATGGCAATAAATTATTTAAACAATATTGATCTTAACAAGAATGAGTTGCAGAATGCAAAGCTTCATGTTTTGGCAACCGCACCTGGTTCTCCTCAAGCAGGTCAAGTGTATTACAACTCTACAGACAATAAAGTTTATTTTTACGACGGAACAAACTGGATTGACGCGTCCGGTGATATTAAAAGTGTAACTACTACAAGTGGTGATATTATTACCATAACAGACTCAGCGGGACCAAATCCAAGTATAGCGGTTACTACAGGTGCTGTTACAAATGGAGGTACAGGTTTAGCTACAGGTGATCAAATATATGATTTTGTAGATGGATTTATTGATAATGCTAAAATGCTTAGTTTATTATCAAACCTAGAGTCTACGAGTGGCACAGCTGATGAAACTATAACAATAGGTACAGATTCTGGTGATACAATGCAGTTTAGCGGTAATGTAACAGTAGATGGTAATCTAACAGTTTCTGGTACGCAAACCATTATTAATACAGAAACATTATCTGTTGACGATAACATCATTGTCTTAAATAACAACAGTGCAGCAGTACCTACAGAGAATGCAGGTATTGAGGTCGAAAGAGGAGATTCTACTAATGTAGCCATTAGATGGAATGAATCAACAGATAAATGGCAGTTAACTAATGATGGAACCACATATGGTGATATATCTACAGCTGGCGCAATAAATTCAGCCACCACTACTTCAGAAGGTATTGTTGAATTAGCAACTGATGCTGAGGCTCTTGCCGGTACAGATACAACTCGAGCAGTTACAGCTTCTGGATTAGCTGCAAGAAGTTGGAGCGGATCAATTGGAGATGGCTCAACAACAGCAATAACAGTTACGCATAGTTTAAACACAAGAGACGTTATTATACAATTATACGACACAAGTTCTTACGACACAGTATATGCTGATGTAGTTAGAACAACCGTAGATACAGCTACGATAACATTTGCGACCGCGCCTGCTTCAGGAGATATAAAGGTGCTCGTTACTAAAATAGATTAATAAAAAATTATGGCAAGTCGTTATTTAAATAATATAAGAATAAATGACGCCTACACTTTTCCTGATAACGATGGATCTGATGGACAGGCAATAGTAACTGATGGTAATGGAAACCTGACGTTTGGAAGTGCGGTTGCATCAAGTGCTGATTCTTCTGAAAGCGTTCATATTCCTGTAAAAAATGCATCTGGATCTCAAATACTAAAAGGAACACCGGTATATGTAACAGGATCAGTAGGCGCTTCTGGAAAAATAGAAATTGCTCCAGCTAATTCAGCTACATCTTCCACAATGCCTTGTTTAGGTTTATTAGAAAGTACCCTAGCTGATGATGCTGAAGGTTTTTGTGTCCAAAGTGGCCTTTTAGAAGGTTTAGCTACAACAACTATTGATGGAACTTCGGCTTCATCTAATGATACTGTTTACGTTAAATCTGGAGGAGGATTAACCCTTGCAAAACCAACAGGCACAGCTTTAATACAAAACATAGCTAAAGTAGCGAGAGTGCATGCTTCAAATGGATCTTTGGTAGTTTCTGCTATTTTAAGAACAAATGATGTACCTAACTTACCTTCTGGGAAAATATGGGTTGGTGATAGCAATACAGTTACGTCTACTGTTATTCACTTAGATGAAACAAACAGTAGATTAGGTATAAACGATACAACACCTGGTGTATCTGTAGATATCAATGCTACCGACGCAATAAAAATACCAGCGGGTACTGAGGCTCAGCGACCTACGGGTATTGCAGGAATGCTTCGTTATAATAGTGATGACGATCAATTCGAAGGATATACCACCGAGTGGGGTGCAATTGCAGGTTCTGGTGGTGGCGGCGGTGGTGCTCTTACTATAGAGAAAAACGTATATACTGGTGACAATTCAGATACAACGTTTAATACAACTTCTACAATAACTTCAGAAAATAATGTTCAAGTGTATCTTGATGGTGTTTATCAAAGTAAAGATAATTATACTACATCAGGAAGTACTGTTACCTTTTCGACCGCACCTCCTACTGGCATAAGTATTGAGCTTATTCATATAACTTCTTTAGCAGCGGCTATAAACACAGAAACCTTTACAGGTGATGGTTCAGATACTACGTTTGATCTAGCGTTGACTATAACGAATGAAAACAACACTCAAATATATATTGATGGTGTTTATCAATCAAAAAACAACTATACTACATCTAGTAAAACTATAACGTTTTCAACAGCACCACCAAATGGATCGAACATAGAGGTAGTTCATTTAAAGACGGTTGACTATTCGACTAATTCTTCAAATCAATTTACAGGTAATGGCTCTACTACAGCGTTTACTTTGTCAGAAACAATATCTGATGAAAATAACACTATGGTATTTATACAGGGTGTGTATCAGGAAAAATCAACTTATAGTATAAGCGGCACTTCATTAACTTTTTTAACCGCGCCACAAAATGGGTATAGCATAGAGGTTATGACGACTTCTAGCACAGCAATATTAGGTAATGCTAATGATGCTAAATACTCAGTTAGTGTTATATCTTCAGATACAGCAGCTACGGTTGGTAAGCTATACGTTTTAACAGGAACTTGCACTTTAACTCTTCCAAGCTCTCCTAGCACTGGAGATAGTATAAAAATATCAAATAGAAGTGGTGTAGCTACCGCGACTATAGCAAGAAATGGAAATAAAATAATGGGTGCTGCGGCAGATTTAACATTAGACAAATTAAATGCTGGTTTTGAAATGATTTACTCAGGAGCAGCAGAAGGGTGGATATTAATTGGCGTAGAAGGTACGGCAGCATAAAATAAATATAATATGGCAAATTTATCAGATTTTTTTCCAGCAGCAGGCGGTGGTGGCGGAGGATTTACAAAACGTTTAAAATACACTACAGCTAGAGGTTTAGATGATGCAGATTATAATAATGCAGCAAGTTACACTGTTAATCCCGCGACTGATTTAGGTTTAGAGGATGGCGCTTCATTAGGATATTTCCTAGTAGGAGGCGGTGGAATGAGTAACGACAATGACATGGGTGCTTCCGGTGGTATGATAATTCAAGGAATTACAACCATAGTAACTGCAGCAACTAACCTAATACTAACACCTGGAGTAGGTCATGCTGTAAATACTGTTAATGGCTCAGCAGGTTATGACTATAATGCTACAGGGGCGGCACTTCAATCAACAATTACAGGAGGTTTGTCTTTAACAACCGCGGATGGTCATAATGGCTCAGGTTTTGGAGCTACTGCAGGAACTAAATATCAATATGGTGCATCGGCGGGGCCTGGGGTTAATGGCTATGGTGCGGGTGCATCTGCCGGGGAGTTTAGACTGAATAACGCATCCTATGCCTACGCGTGGATGGGTGGTAACAGTAGGGTTGCTCATGGTTTTGGTGTTGGAGGTTCTGGCGGTATGACCGTAGCCTATGGTGCATTTGAAGGAAGTGATGGAGCAATTATTTTATTTTATTAAAAAACTTAATTATGGCAATAAAGACATATGGAAAAATAGCAAACGGGAAAGTATCAGGTTTACAAAATGTAGAAGAAATATACATTTCTGGTTTTAATGGAAATTGGATTGAAGTACCGGAAGGATTTGGATTTGGTGATATTTACAGCGAAACAAATGGCTGGAGTCACCCTGTGCAAACCAGTGAAGAAACAGAGGAAATGGCTCGTTCCTGGAGAAACAGTGAAATTAAAATTACTGATTCAATTGTTCCATTAACAGATTATCCAAATCACGCGGCTTGGATGACTTACAGACAAGAATTAAGAGACTGGCCATCAACAGATAACTTTCCAGATACAAAACCTACTAAACCTTAAATATGTCTCAAACTAAAATAAAGAAAGAATTAATTGACGCGTCTTTTGGCACAGATTGGGATAGCACTATTAAGACAGCTAACTTTACTGCAGAAGCTGGTAAAGGTTATTTTGTTAACACGACTAGCGCTGAAATCACAGTCACTCTACCTATAGGTACTGTAGGTACTGAAATAGTTATACAAGATTATGCTGGTACATTTGCAACTAATAAAATTATACTGGCTGCAAATGGCTCTGAAAAGATTCAAGGAGCAACAGAAAATTATGCATGCATAATAAACAATGCCACAGTAGCTCTTATATATCAAGACGTTACAAAAGGCTGGACATCACAAGATATTGCTCCTACGTCTATAGATACTGATTATTTAGTGGTTGCTGGTGGTGCTGGCGCAACAAGTGACATAAGTGGAGGTGGTGGAGCAGGAGGTTTGCGTACGTCTTATGGATCAAGTTCTGGAGGAGGTGCTGATGTTGAAACATCTTTAGGCTTATTAGCAGCAACAAATTATACAGTTACAGTGGGTGCTGGAGGCGCAGGTGTAGTATCATCTGGTGGCAGTGCATTGAATGGATCTAATTCTGTTTTTTCTACAATAACATCAATAGGCGGTGGTGGCGGACATCGAGTTGGAAATGGTGCTGCAGGAGGATCTGGAGGAGGAGTAGGTAGAGGTAATAGTGGATCTTACACACCTGGTTCAGGCACCGCTGATCAAGGTTATGCTGGTGGTCCAGATACAGGAGCCGTTGCTGGTACTGGTGGTGGTGGTGCTAGTGCTGTTGGTGGTAACTCGTCTGGAGGTAGCAATCCAAGTCAAGGAGGTGTTGGAGGGGCTGGTTTAGCTGTTTCAATTACTGGATCATCTGTCACATATGCTGGCGGTGGTGGTGGCGGTGGTTATTATAGCACTGGTGGATCTGGTGGCTCCGGAGGAGGAGGAACTGGTGGAACGGGTAATGCTCAAAATAACGCTGCCAACGGAACTCCAAACACAGGTGGAGGAGCTGGGGGTGGTGAGCAAAATTCAACAGTAGCAAGATCTGGAGGATCGGGAGTTGTAATTATCCGCTATCCCAATACGCACGCAGTCACTATAGGGTCTGGATTAACAGGAAGTACATCCACAGATGGAACTTACAAAGTAACAACTTTCACAGCAGGAACAGGGAATATATCATTTAGTTAATTATGGCACACTACGCTTTTTTAAATATGCAAAACATCGTTACCGAAGTGATAGTAGGTAAAGACGAAACAGACGGGGTTATAAACTGGGAGATTCATTATGGAAACATAAGAGAACAAGTTTGTAAAAGAACATCTTTCAATACAAATGGCGGAGTTCATTCAGACGGAGGTGTTGCTTTTAGAAAAAACTATGCTGGCATAGGGTATACATACGATGAAACTCGTGATGCTTTTATTCCGCCAAAGCCATATGATAGCTGGATGTTAAACGAAACTAGCTGCTTATGGGAAGCTCCTACAGCTTATCCAGATGATGGGCAACCGTACACCTGGAATGAAGAAACAACAAGTTGGGATTTAATAACACAATAAATAAATAAAAATGGCATTAACTAAAATATCAAGCGGAGTACTTGGAGATGAGTTCACAACCATTGAAGCAATGAGTGCTTCTGCTGTTGATTTCTCAGCTGCTCAGGTATTTACTAAAACACTTACTGCAGACGCAACATTAACTTTTACAAATGTTTCAACTGGAATGGTTAAGGACTTAGTAATAACAGGAGACTTTGCTTTAACTTTCCCTAGCTCAGTAAAAATTGCTGCAGGAACTTATGACGGTACAGTAAGCAATTTAATACAAGTAACATCAACTAACGGCTCTACAGAACAGTGGGCTACAATATCTCAAGAAGCAACATAATATGAAAGCAAAAGATTTTAACGGTACAATTAAAACTTATAGAAGACTTCCAAGTGTATGGAGAGATGATAATGGTTTGCACTTAAACTTCAGGAAAGCGAATCATGCCTCATTTGGTTTTTACGATGTTGTAAAGCCATCTTACGATAATATAAGTCAAAGGTTAGGTGCTATTGAGTGGGATGCTGATAACAGCGTATTTACCTATCCAGTAGTAGATATTGACTTCGCTTCTACTTACGACGTATCTACAGCTATTGTAGATGACAATGGAGATGCTGTACTAGATAGTGATGGAAATCCAACCTATAACGTAACTACTGAAAACAATTACGATATTGACGAACTAAAGTCAGATAAGAAGAAAGCAGTAAACGAAGAAGCAGGAAGGTTATTAAAACCAACTGATTGGTATGTAATTAGAAAGTCAGAAAGAAACGTAGATATTCCAAGTGATGTCGTTACAGAACGTGC